GAATACGGTCTGGAATATGTTGGTTATGAAATCAATAAAGATTATTACGATTCAGCTCAAAAACGGTTGAACGAGTTCAAATCACAATTAACATTATTTAATTTAGGAATGGAGGTGCCGGAATGAATAAATCAGTAGTAGTGATGGAAACACCAGAAGATTGTGAATCATGTGTTTTACACGGTGGAATATTCCATTCTTTTTGTAAAATAAATTGTAGATATATCGAAGACTTAAGCGCAAAGCCTGATTGGTGTCCGCTTATGGATTTACCAGAGAAATACAATGGAGATTATCCGGCTAATACGTCTGATACCGGCTTTGCAGAGGGATGGAATCAGTGTATTGATGAGATTACAGGGGGGAAATTATGATGATTGATTTAACAGGAAAAAACGTATTTGTAAGAACGCGGGAAGAATATTTGAGTGTTCTGAAAATAGCAAGGTTTCAGGGATTCAAATGGGCGAGAGAAAACCATTTAAACCATATCGAAATTCCATTTCCAAACATATTGATTTTTTACGATAATAAAATCGCTACTTACAGCTTTGAAAAGACATTGCTTGAAGCATCCAAAATCGTCGAAGATGAAGAAGAAATCAAGGATGCAGTAAACATTGTCAGAACATTTGCTAAAAACCCAGACAGAACAGCATTGACGGACTCATTTATTAAGTCCTTGAAGTTACTCGCAGATACTGTAGAAAGTCAGATGGAAGAGGTGAGGTAGATGACTGATGAAATTTTCGGTCTTATGGAATGCTTCCCCGGGAGCTACATAAACAGATTTGGGGAAATAATTCTTTCCGAAAAAGGAAACGTATATTTCACAGCAAAGAATTGTACCGATAAAGAAGATATTATCTGCAAGCTACTTGAATGGTGTTCAAGGCCAATGGCAAAAGGAGAGCCGTACAGTTCGCACAAAAGAAATAATGAATGGAGAGAACAACTGATATCAAGCCTTAACAGATATCTGGGTACAAACTTTGACCAAGAGGATATGTACTGGATTTACGATCAACTTGGAAATGCTGTAAATCATAAACTGACATTAAGGTTCATTAGAAGTGATTTCAATATGGCAATTATATATCAAGAAGCAAAGGGGGGCAGAATGATGGAAAAGATAACACTTGACGATATGATAAAGGCACTTAAATGCGTTGCCAGCCAAGATGTCGAGGGTGATTGCTATGCAGATCACGAAAACTTCATGCATATGGACGATGACGAGCATAAACGCATTGTTTGCGGAACCGGAGAAAATTTAAAAGATTACATCAGTGGAAAAGAAGCAGTGGCATGTCCGTATAACCAGAATGAATATGGTTGTTGTTTTGAAGATGGGGAATTATTCTGGCTGAAAGATATTGCAGAATTACTGGAAGAACTGAAAGAGCTAAGAGCTTATAAAGAGAAAATGGAGATGCAATATCTTGATGATATTGAAAATCCTTTGGAACCATTAAAAATATCAGCAGCGTTGGAAAGCGAAATATTCAAATACAATTACAGAAAAGAAAACAAGCCCGAAGAGATAAACATACTGGATTATACAGTAATGCATGCACTGAAACATTGCCTAGAGGAGAAAACAAAGGAGGTGAAATAGATGGAGAGATTAACAAAAAGAGATTTTTCAAGAATCACATATAACGAACGCCGAAGCATTATGTGCAGTTCATATTGCGATAATTGCTCACAGGGTGCAGGAAATTGCAAAACAGTAAAGAATATGATTAAAAAACTCGCCACTTATGAAGACTTAGAAGAACAGGGCTTGCTTGTGAGATTTCCGTGTCCTATTGGCACAACTGTATGGGATATATATGGCATGGGTATTCGAAAAAACGTGGTAAGCGGAATTGAATACGGAAAAGACGGCAGATGGTTTTTATGGGCGAACGAGGATGAATGGCTTGGAGAATTGAATGTTGTGGTATTCCTCACCCGTGAAGAAGCTGAAAATAAGTTGGAGGAACTCAAAAATGAAATTTAAAGAATTTATAAACTGGTGCAATGAAAGAGCCTGTGATGGATGTTGGGGAATGTTAGAAGCAATAGCGTGTATTAATTTAATAAATGAGATTATGAAAATCCAATTTTGGAAAAGAGAAAAAATCTGGAAAGAAAATTATGAACAGCAGGTATTGGAAGAGATTATTAATCCGATAGAGAAGAAGTTGGAGGAGCTGGGAAATGACAAGACCTGAGATTACGGCAAAATTATCAGCCATGGTTGAAAAGAAAATTAATCCGCATAATGATCCACGTATTTATTGGGCACGAGAAGTTACATTTGATTACTATACAGATCATGCAATCAGAGTGGACTACATGAAATTTGTTCCAGCAAATAATAGCGTTTCTGGAATAGAAAAAGCGGATTGCTACTGCTATGAAATTAAGTCGTCTGTTGAAGATTTCAAATCTGGACACGGGTTAAATTTCATTGGCGATTTCAACTATTTAGTTATGCCGCAAGATGTATATGCAAAAATATCTCTGGAAATTCCGTATTCTGTAGGGGTTTACATACCAGACGGAAGTGAGCTTTCATGCATCAAGAGAGCAGTGAGGAGATACAGAACAAGACCTGTATCTGAAATTCTTCTGATGATGTTCCGGTCAGCAAATAGAGATTATAGAAAAACTGCAAGGAAATTGGAGGAGATGAAGAATGCACAGTCATCAATGGATTAAATATCACTCTCGCAGAAGAGGGCATATATACAGATGTGTAATTTGTGGAAAACTTTTTGGATAGGAGATGAAGGAAAATGGATAAACCTGTTCTGGACGCTACATGTGGTTCAAGAATGATTTGGTTCAACAAAAATAATGAACTGGCTGTTTTCGTTGACAAACGCGAACTGGATAACGAAGCAATATGGACAAGCGGAGACGGAAAAGTAACAAGATATTGCAACATCCATCCAGATATTATAGCGGACTTCACATGCCTCCCGTTTGAGGATAATACATTTTACCATGTTGTGTTTGACCCACCGCATCTTATCCAAGGTGGGGACAATGCCTGGATGGTAAAGAAGTATGGAAAGCTCAACAAGGATACATGGAAACGAATGTTACATGATGGTTTTTCTGAGTGCATGCGTGTACTGAAGCCTTACGGGACATTGATTTTTAAGTGGAATGAAACACAGATTCCTGTAAAGGATGTTATTACGGCTATTGGGGCAGAACCATTGTACGACAATAGATCTGGCAAACAGGGAAAAACACATTGGATGGCATTTATTAAGGTGGATGAAAATGATGGATAATTTAGAAAATGTTTCTGCAAGAAGTGAAAAAGAAGAAAAAATTGAAAAAGAAAAAGTAACTGATTTGGAATTGGTTTTCGAGGTTTTTGACGGAAAACCGTACTATTCGATAAAATACAAAAATGTTGGTGAAGATGATTACCGCATAGGATATAGCTCATATTCTTTTGAGATTGTCTTGGCATATAAAGAAAAATATTTCGAACTGGTAGAAGAGGAAAAATCTAGCACAGAAATAAAATACAGAATTGACAGAAAAATTATATCAAACAGTATTCAACATTACGGCATGGACAATCAGAGTACCGTCTGCATGGAAGAATGTGCCGAGCTTATCCAAGCAATCAGTAAGGCGAAACGTGGAAAAATCAACCGTGATAACATGATAGAAGAAATTGCAGATGTGTTGATCTGCATCGAAATGTTAAAGCAAATGTACATGATTTCCGATGAGAAAATTAATAAGTGGATTGAGAAGAAACAGGCGAGAGAAGTAGAAAGGATGGAAAAGCATGAATAAGAAAGAAATCGCAGAGATCAAGAAGCAGTTTACGCCAGCCAATTGTGCAATCACACGTATTTGTGGTTGTTATGTGGATGCGGAGAAGAATAAGAAAACAAAGATTAAAGAAGCGTTCCTGTCTATTCCAGATGAAGAAATGTTTAAGTATTTTGACATTTTCAAGAAAACTATGTCTGGCAGACTTGGGAAAAACCTTATGAACCTTGAATTCCCATTAGCACAGGAAAAAGAAGGTGGAACACAGGAATTTCTTATGCGGATTAGAGCAAGTAAGCTTAAAGATGATAATATTTTGGATGAGTTCTACGACAAAGTGATTGAGAATTACGATTATCCAGAAAATTACTACATAGTTCTCATTCATGCGGTCTATGATATTCCAGGAAAGGCTTCTGATGGAACCAAAATGCACGATGCATCAGAAGAAATTTATGAACACATTCTGTGCAGCATTTGTCCGGTAAATCTTTCAAAGGCTGGACTTAGCTATGATGTGACTGAAAATAACATCAAAGACAGAATTCGTGATTGGGTAGTCTCAAGACCAGAAACAGGATTCTTATTCCCTGTATTCAATGACAGAAGCACTGATATTCATGGAACCTTGTATTTCAACAAAAACACAAAGAATATTCATCCAGACTTCATCGAAAGCGTTCTTGGCACACCAATTCCACGTATACCAGGGAATGAAATCAATGTCTTTTCAGATTTTATCATGGACAATTTCGAAGGAAACACAACATTCAATTTCACGGAAAGCCTGGTTGAATCATTACAGGAAGTAAGAGAACAGAAGAAAGACAGCCCGGAGATGATAAACGTATCATGTGACGAAATGGAACAGATTTTTGGATATTGTGGAGTTCCAGACGAGAAGTTATCAGATTTCAAGGAAAACTGGGAAATGTATTTCAGTAATGAGCCTGTTGCCATTGACAATATCCATAATTCAAAAACTGCAAAAATTGTAACATCAGATGCAACAATCTGCATTCAGCCGGATAAAATTTCCCTGATTGAATTGAAAGAAATAAACGGCGTTCCATCTCTTGCAATCCCGGTAAACGGAGAACTGAAAATCAATGGAATTGAAGTTGAATTGAGATAAACACTTTTGAAAAATCCAGGAATTGGAGGAGGCAATTACATTAATGGCTAAAGTAAGCTGGATTAAAATTGAGATTGAAATGTTTAGCAACCGAAAAATTAAGCAAATAAGGAAAATGCCAGAAGGAAACAATATTGTTCTTATTTGGGTAATGCTTTTGACAATGGCTGGCAGATGCAATTCAAACGGAATTATTTTCCTCACTGAAAATATTCCATACACAACAAAAATGCTTGCAGATGAATTGGATTTTGAGGAAAGCATTATTCAATTAGCATTAACAGTTCTGGAAAAGTTCGGGATGATTACCAGAGATTCTGAATTACTTTCTATTCCCGGCTGGGAAGAGCATCAAAGTGCAGACGAATTGGAGAAAATACGAGATCAAAACAGAAAAAGGGTTGCAGAATATCGTGAGCGTCAAAAAAATAAGGTAGCATTGCTTTGCAAGAAAGATGATGTAACGTTACAGAAACGTTACAGTAACATTACTGTAACGGAACAGAATAAGAATAAAGATAAAGATTTAGAATTAGATTTAGATACAGAATTAGATAAAGATAAAGAAAAAGATATAAATGATTTAATAGTATCTAAAGATACTATTCGTCAGACTGACGTCCAACGAACCATTGATGAATGGAATACTCTGGAAGAATTTGGTATTACTCCTGTAAAAAGAATGACACCAAAACGAGAACAGGCAGTGAAAGCCAGAATCCGTCAGAACCATATGGACGATATCTTAGAAGCCATTGAAAACATTCGCCATAGCAGCTTCTTACAAGGTCAGAACAAAGAAGGTTGGATGATAACTTTCGATTGGTTCTTAAAGCCCGGTAACTTTGCCAAGGTATTTGAAGGGAACTATCTTGATAAATCCGGTAACAAGCCTCAAAGCTACATGGAGAAAATCAAAAACAGGGTAAGCGAGGTGGATAATTGGGTATGACAAGAGAAGAATGGGCGGTACTCGTAAAAGCAATGAAAGCTGTGTATACTTCCCCAGCATTTCTGCCAGATCAAAATGCTTTTGATACATGGTACGGACTTCTGAAAGACCTAGATTACAGGCTTTTAAGTTTCGGATTAAAGAAATATATGCAGACGGAACGGAAAGAACCATCAATAGCTGCATTAAGAGAATGTGCCAATAGCATTGCGTCACAATCCACAGAACTGAACGAAACGGAAGCGTGGGAAAAGGTATGCAGAGCCATTCAAAATTCTACATATAACGCAGAAACAGAGTTTGATAAACTTCCAAAAATCATTCAGAAAGCAGTATCAAGCCCGGCACAACTTAGAGAATGGGCGTTATCTGAAAATGTGGATGGTACATGGTGGAGTGTGGTTCAATCAAATTTCCAAAGGACATACCGGGCAGAAGTGCAAAGAGAACAAGAACGAAGAAAACTAAGTCCAGACCTTTTAAAAATTATAGATACTGCCAGATTGGGAGGTGCGGGAAATTGCCAGATAGAAAACCATGGAGAGAATTAAAAAGCATTGAAATTATAGGATTAAAGCGGAGGCAATGCTCGAAATGCGACTATTACAGCAAGAACGAAAATGTATGGAGTACAAATGCAACCTGTGATTATATATTGATCGAAGAACATAGCAGAGGATGTGATCCGAGGGATTGTGTTAAAAATGGTATCTTTAAAAAGAAAGTAAAAGGAAAGTTAAGAGTAAAGCGAGTAATCCTATGAGGAAGATAAGCGAAATGTATAAGCGATCTGGTGGTACAGTTTATCAGCATACCTGTTCAGATTGCAGATTCTTCCGCGGAGGCAAGCATCCGCAGTGCTTGCAATACGAACTGGAAATTGACTGGAAACCAGATTATATAGCTTGTAAATTTTACAATCTGGAAGAAACTCAGATTGACGGACAGGTCAATATCTTTGATTTGTTGTAAAATGTGATAATTGTGCACTAAAAATTGCGTAGAATCATTAAAAAGAGAATAGCTTAGGAAATTATAGGGCATACAAAAGATAAAGGAAAACAACGTAAAAAATTAGATAATTACTTGGAGGGACATTTAATGGAAAAAGCTATATTGTATGCCATAAACGAAAGAATGTTCTCGCTTGGTCTGATAGACGAGAAAACAAGAGATAAAATTAAAGCTGAAATCAGCACTAGAAAGTAACGAAAATGTATTGAGTGGATTTATATGAGGTGTTATACTTTATATGATTCCACTCCCTGTTTATTAAGGGAGAAATGCACTATGAATATTTATTATGTCAGAGAAAAATTAAGAAGTTGCTCTATTTACGACATTGAATTAAATGTTGCTTATTATGCCAGGGTTTCAACGGAAAAGCTTGAGCAGCAAGTATCCATCAAACACCAGGAAGAACATTTTGAAGAACTGATACATTCTAACAACAGATGGAGATTTGCAGGCTCTTACATTGATGATGGTATTTCCGGAATGAACGCAAATAAAAGAGAAGAATTCCAAAGAATGCTTAGAGATGCAAAACTTGGAAAAATTGATATGATTATAACAAAAGAAATTTCAAGATTTGCAAGAAACACTCTTGATAGTATCCAATATACCAGAGAATTGTTGTCTTACGGTGTGTGCGTGTGGTTCCAAAATGACGGAATCAATACCATTGATGAAGATAGTGAACTTAGGCTAACAATTATGGCTGGAGTAGCACAGGACGAAATCAGAAAATTATCTTCAAGAATAAAATTTGGCCATGCACAGTCAATTAAAAACGGTGTTGTACTTGGACACAGAATGTATGGATACTCAAATAATCAAGGAAAGCTTGAGCTAATCCCGGAAGAAGCAGATATGGTTCGAATGGTCTTTCGAGACTATGCTTCTGGAATGTCTACACCAAGAATCGAAAAAAAGCTCTGGAATATGGGATATAGAAGTTTCAAAGGCGGTAAGATCAGTAGAGATGTCATAAAAAATATTATTCGGAATCCAAAATACAAAGGATACTATTGCGGAGGAAAAGTCAAGATCGTTGATATGTTCACAAAAAAGCAGGAATTTCTTCCGCAGTCAGAATGGGTAATGTTTAAAGACGATGGTTCCAGAGTACCGCAGATTATTGATGAAACTACCTGGGAAAAGGCAAACGCATATTTAAGAGAGCGTGGAGAAGCTATAAAATCAAGAAGAACCTCTTTTAAGAGTGAAAATATTTTCACTGGAAAACTTTTCTGCGCAAATGACGGAGCGCCATACTGGATGAAGCAGCATTATATTCGAGGAAAAGAAGATGTTCGATGGGTATGCAGTTATAAGATAAAAAACGGAGCAGCTTCATGCGATTCATTCGGACTGGCAGAATCAGAACTGAAAGAAATAATTGCAGAATTAATAAATAAATCTTCTGAAAATATTGACAGCATTTTGGAAGAATATTTTGAAATTTTGCAGTCCTCGATCAAAAACATTCCAGACAATAAAAACGAAATCTCACGACTTGAAAAACAGATTGATCTGTTAAAACAAAAACGTGAAAAAATACTGGAATATAATCTGGATGGAAAAATATCTGATGATGAGTTTATTTCAAGAAATAAAGAATACGTGAAGCAGATAAAACAGATTGAGAGCCATATTCTAGAAATCCAAAATACAAAAAGTCCAGAGCCAGTAGAAATACAATTAAGTGCTATTAAAGAACAGCTAGAAAAGTTCAAAGGTGTTACTCCACAAGATATTAACAGACAGATTGTTAATGAACTTTTTGAGAAAATTACCGTTGAACCGTTGGCGGTTACATGTGCAACACTAACATTTCAATTGAGGTCTGGAAGCCTTGAAAAATGGGGGTTTCCCTTGCGCCGTTCTGACGATATGATTTTCACTCTACATCCAGAACAACACAAGATATTTAGTAGGAAAACTTGCATTAAGACACAAGATATGGTATTTTTCAAATATAAGTACCTTTTAGCACTATAAGAGAAAAAATGGGAGTGGAATCAATGATACATACAGCTTATGACGTAATGAAAGAGTTTTTAATCACGGATGCAGACCTTGATGGTAAGTACGGAATACCGAAAATTCCAAAGACTTTTATCCATCCAGGCAAAGATACTGTAGACTTTGCGGAGAGCTTCAGCCGAAAGATTAAGAACCACCGGGAACTGGATGTAAACTTCTACGTGGATGATGTACAGTTTCAAAGATTATGGAATCAGCCAGACAAGTATATGGAGCATTTAAAATGTTTTCATGCAGTCATTATGCCGGATTTTAGCATATCGGTAGGCAAGAATGGAATGCCACTGGTAATGTGCTTGTGGAATAAATACCGCAATCACTCACTGGCTCACTACATGATCTTGAATGATATTCCGGTAATTCCGAACGTAAACATACTGCCAGAATACTGTTGGGACTGGTGCTTTGATGGGCTACCAGAGGGAAGCACAGTTGCCTGTTGCACAAATGGAAGAGTAAAGAGCAAGGTAGCACGGCTGGAATTTTGCGTTGGTTTCAAGGAAATGGAACGCAGATTGAAGCCACTGCGAGTTATCATTGTTGGAAGAATCCCGGAAGAATTGGAAACAGACACGGAAATTATAAACTTTGAAACCAGGAATCAGAAGATTAACAAGGAGGGCGTGAATGGGAACAACGACTGATAATTACCAGAGAAAGAAGAAACTTTCCAAGTCCCAAATGAAGAGGACGGAACGTTTAGAGAAATCATCCTACAGAAGATATGGAACACGGAAGAAAGAAGGATTAAACAAATTGTGAATTTTGAATTATTTGGAACTTACGCTATAGAAATATTTGTGCAAAATTAAAATTTAAGTGGTAGCTAGAAAATGCGAGAATTTTTCTGGTTGCCACTTTTTTCTGGATTTCCTTGATTTTCGGCTTACAAAATGATGTTGGAATTTGGAGATCATTCACAAGTTAGTTGCAACTATTGAAGCCTTAAACAGCTGCGGTTATTTATTACCACAAACCAACCATGGACAGCACCGGGAACTGATACCGCGCCGAGCTGATGAAACCGTGACGTTTCCGGGAACGATTGGACACCAACGAAGCCAACCGCCAGCCGTAGCCCTGGCAGATTAGAACCAACAGCCAACAGATAATAGATTGTGACATCAAACAGCATATAATGCAGTGATTAAAAATGCAATAATACTCTTACAAAATAAGCCTTAAATAGCTTGTAACGTATTTATCCTATATTTTATTGACTACGATTATAAAACGCCTTAAAAAGGCAAATACAGCGTTATACAAGCATATCACAATATAGTCATATAGCCCTAATTGATATATAGCCCGGACAGTTGCGACAGATCACCGGGAGGCCAGGACAAGCTACGCACATAATCGGACAAAATGCACCAATTTACACGGTACACAAATAAAGCATAGCTGCACATAGCTATACAAGGCTATTATACATCTATAGCCACAGACAGTCAATAAAGCATGCAACACACTATAAAGCTTTTTAAAGGCTCATAAGCGGATTATAATGCAATAGTGGCACAAATCCCTATTAATAGCATTAAAAGCCATTTACGGATAAAATAGCGCGTTAATTGATTGACTTATTATATTAATTTTGCAAGGTTCATCTGGCAGAATGCCAAAAACCGCTTGCACGCCGTGAACGCGCCGCCGGACTGGATACCGGGAAGCGGTGAAAACTATTTAAAAATAATGCATTTTAACTTTTCAACCGTAAAACTATCAAGAATATCATAAATATATGTTTTCAATAAAATTGTGTATTCACTTAAAAAATAATCTGTAAAATTTTCGAGATCGTCACAGAATTGTTCTTGATTAATGGAATAAAATTCATCAATCAATTTGTTTTCAAGTTCTTGTGAAAATTCATCGTACAAAGATATATTGTACTTTCCAGCAAATTGGATATATTCGCTTTCGCCAGTAAATAAAAAGTGCAGAATTTCTGTTTCCGGGCCTTCTTCACAAATATCATTAATATATTGATACAGGCTTTTATTTTCTAAAGCTTTGTTATTATCATCAAATACTTTATAATTATCAAAAAAATGCTTAATAGTTTCATTTACAATACTTTCCCATTTTTCCATTTTTAACATTATCATATGTATTACCCCCATAATTTTATGTTATTATATCATATACAAATCAAAAATTAAACAGTACAAAAACTTGCCCGGAATCTTAAGCTCCTTATTATTTTAAAGTCATTTTTGTAACGCCCGGAAGACTGCGGAAAAATTCCCGGCGGTCGTAATCATCATTTGTTTTAAATTGTTGGTCGCTTGTTGGGATGATCGCGCCCCCGATAAGCTCCATACAGGAGAGTTGTAAACAGTCTTCTTTTTTCGTTGATCTGTGCAGCGCGTACCGCATCACAGACTTTTTACCATCCCGGCGCTTTATCGGGGACATATCCCAATAAGCTAATTTAATAACGCCGCCAGCAACAGCCGTGAAGATTTCCATTGCTTCTTTTTCAGCTCTTCTATTGATTGTATCAACTGTGGAGAAGTCGCCGCTTTTTATGGCGGCGATTGTCTGTGTTTGCGTGGCTTTCTTGATTGTTACCATTTTAAAGCCCTCCATAAGTTTTATTTGTCTTGTAACACTTGTTCCAGAAGTCAACAACGTTTTCAGCTTCTTTTTTCGTGCTGCAAATATTTGCGGAAGTAATGCCGGGGATTTGCAAAGAAAATAATAAATTGTCAGAGCTAGAGACCCGAAGAACAGACGCAAAGTTTTTATTGTTTGTGCGTGTTGAAATTGCTATGTAATGATATTTCATGCTTTAGGCCTCCATTTCTTTATGTACTTCGTCAAAATCTTCTTCGAGATCGTCCAATACTTCAGAAATTGCGAGCCCTAATAAGTAACAACGGATTGTTACGTCTGCCCATTCTGCGCCCTTTTCAATAACGTTTATGTTATTCTGTCCGAACTCGTCAAGAGCTTCTTCGAGCAGGTCCCAGTTGTGCGCTATGCTTTCTTCTGCCTTGTAAGCATTGCAATAATAAGAGCCGCTTGCATTGCCTGTTACGCTGTCTTCTATCCAAAGCTCATCATTTAATTTTTCTTCCAGTTCTTCCAGGCTGTCAAAGTCTGTGAAATTAATTTCACTATCAATATAATTTTTAACGTCTTCTTTTACTGCTTCCAGATAATTATATTTTGTCATTGTTTTTTACCTTCGCCCCTGTTATAATGGGGGTGCCTTTCTTTTTTTAGTTTGGTGCCCGGTTTGGTTTGGAAGATCGCCGGGCTTTTTTATTTTCTGGTAACTAGAGTTTTTCAATTAATCGGATCCATTTCCTTATGTCCTCATTGGTTTGAGTGGTTCGGGTGGTTCCGGTTGTTTGTTTCTTGTGTTCCTTTGTTGATATTATAATACTCTAAAATTAGAATAATGTCAATAGTAAATTACTCAAAAATTAGAATATTTTTTTATTGACGCACCAGGATTAAAATGTTACATTATATATAAAAAGAAAAACACAGGAGGGAAAGTCAATGATTAAATATAAGATAGATGTTTTTGGAGAGCTGAAGAACAAAGGTTACAACCAGACACGCATACAAAAAGAAAGATTGTTACCAGCGCAGACCGCGCAGAATATAAAAGCAGGTAAAAGTATCACGTTAGAAACATTAAATAAGATTTGTATAATGTTAAAAATGCAGCCTGGGGACGTGATAGAGGTCGAACCGACAGACGAAGAAAAAATAAAATATTATTAAAAATATTTGTAAATATCTATTGACAATATTCTAATAATAGAATATACTAAAGACAGTTAAAGAAAGCAATCACACAGCCCCCAGGAGGGCAGACAGGAGGAAAAAATGAAAACAAATTTTTATGAAAACAACGGCGGGATGATTTATGCAATAGTATTTGATGACGAAAAAATCGTAAACATTATCTATGGTTTTGAGGATCAAATGCTGACACTTAAGGAGCTCATCGAACTTGCTAAAGAAGGATTTCCGTATTCCGATGAGTTTGAACCGGATAAGTGGAGCAACTGCACAATGAAAGAAGTTTTTGAGCGGTCTACTGAGGATGATTTAATCGCAGAAATTACAGAGGAATGCGTAAAACTTTACCCTGAAAACATGGGAATTTCTGGAAGGGAATTATTTGGTATAGAACAATATGAAGAGGAATAATGCATTGACACCTACAGAAACCATTTTGTCAGTTTACAATTCTGGCGTATATTCAATAAAGGGCATAGTTCAATGCACGGGATATAGCTTTTCGAAAGTGGCGAAAACGCTTTCTGATAACGGCATAATTTTAACTGAAAATCAAGCAATTATTTTAAAATTGTTTGACGAAGGAAAAAATATTGATGAAATCGCGAAATATACTGGATTATCAAGAAAAACGGTATATAAATATCTTCCAAGGGTACAGCCGCCATATATGGAAAATAGAAGTAAAAACGCTTTGCGCATAGAAAAATGCAGAAAGAGCCCAGGAGAAAACAACAAAGAAATTGCTATAGCTGATGAAAAAATCTTAAATGCGTATAATAGCGGAGCCAATACAATTTACTCTATACGGAAAATCACGGGATATAGCGCTATTCGAATTGCAAAAACACTTTCAACAAATGGAATAATTATAAATGATATTCAAAAAACAATACTTGAAATGTATCAAAACGGACTGACAATTGAAGAAATTATGGAAGAAACCCAAAAAGGAAAAAGCACTGTATTGTCGTATCTTCCAAGATTTAAGAAAAAGTGATTAAAAAAATACTAATGTTTCAATCCGTGTCCCAGTGGATTGCTACTTGGAACCACTCTCTGGAGCAAACACCCGGAGTGATTAAATTTATAATATCGCAGATTGTTATATTTATCAATACCAAAATAAAGCCCTAGGAAATTATCCCGGGGCTTTTAATATGCTTATTTGTGGCGGCTATGGACAGAGTACAGACCGCCGCCGAGCCTGTTAATATTTTAATAACACAGCTTTTGGCAAATTGTCAAGAAAAATATTTTTAAAATACCGCTTGACATTTTTCTAAAACTTCTTTAGGCTATCAGATAACGAGAGCTGACGGAACTCAGGAAGGGCAGAGGCTGAAAGTACACAGAATCGTTAATTAAACAACACGCATAACAAGCCAGATCACGCCGGATAGAAACTCCTGGAAAGTCTGGCTTTTATTATGCAAATCTGCGAAAATGTAGCCGCCCTTATATTATATATAATTATATAATTATTCTCTGCCCTTCCTAGATTCCTAAAGCTGGAGTTTATTAAAAGATATGCTATACAGTACCGTATAATAATATATAAGATATAAATATAAATAAAGATTATAATATAATACCCTAATTATTATTTATTAATTATTGACAAAATAATGGGTTTTATTTTATGCAAAATTAAATTTGACAAGATATTAAAAACTGTGTTAAGGTATCAGCAACAAAGAAAACAGAATATTTTATTTTAAGTTTTAGAGAATGTACCCGAACACCCGGAAGTTTTCCGGGAATAAGCTTTACCTGGTGACATTCTCTTTTTTTATTTATAAATTAACGTGTTAAAGTGAGGTGATAATATGAAAGATAATACAGTAAATGTACAAGACGTAGATATCTATTTAGATAATATTAATATATATGCTGATGAATATATAAATACTGTATTATGTATATCACCAGATAACGAAAATTATAAGAAAGAAGTATCAGATAGCTTTGTAGATATGATTTTTTATATTGCAGATCATATACAAAAGCCAAGTAATGACAATATAGAGCTATTAGATAAAATGTTTAATACTTATGTGAGATTATGCAGTAAATATCATGTATTACCAACCCTAGAAGTATTTAGCTTTTTAGTTGGGATTAATCGTACAACGTTTACTGACTGGATGAATGGAGTGTATAGAACAAACTCATCACATGGTGACACGGCTAAAAAATGGTTTGATATTTGCAAAAACTGTGCAATTAATAGACTGCATAACCAGACCGGAACAAATGCGAATTTGATATTTGTTGCAAAAGCCGCATACGGCATGGCAGAAACTGCACCAGTACAAGCAGCGCAACAGTACGGCGTACCACAGCAGACCGCGCAGCAGATCGCAGAGAAGCACAAAGCCGCTTTGCAGCTTCCAGAGATGGAAAAGCCGGAGTTATAACAGTAAAAATACTATATATTGTGATTGCGAGAAAATGGATTCTATATCTAGCAATACGCAATGTACAAATAGGGTACACCCTAAAAAGACATTTTATAAAACACTGTTTTTTGTGCAATATTACAATATATTTTGCATAGCATTCCATTGACTACTGCCGAAGGCCTACGACAAACAGCGACAAGGCAAGGGCAGCGGGTCCCATGGGGCGGCGGGCTGACTTGCCAGCGTCCGAACTGGATGACCGGGAGGGGGTATATATAAAACCCCAGTCAGCGGTAGTTACCACCAAAACCGCCCGAAAAAACAAAAAAGCTCTCCTTAACATGGCAGGGATAGTGATTCGAACACGACAAGCAGTAAGCCTTAACTGTTTCTCTGCCAATACAAAATAAGGCAATACCAAGAAAGGCAGGTATAACGAATGAACGATATGATGATTTTTAGCAATCCAGAATTTGGGAATGTAAGAACCACTGAAATAAACGGGACAATTTATTTTGCGGGAACAGATGTAGCAAAAGCACTTGGTTACTCAAAACCGCAAGATGCAATTTCAAGGCATTGTAGACACTCCGTGAAACATGGAGTAACCGTAACAGTGTCTAATCAATATACTCAGTCTGGAACAAAAGTAGTAGAAATGAGTTTTATTCCAGAAAGTGATTTGTACCGTTTGATTATGAGAAGCCAACTTGAATCAGCAGAAAAATTTGAAGAATGGGTTACAGCAGATGTTCTTCCATCTATCCGTAAAACCGGAAAATACGAGATGGTTCATAAACAGGACTCTTACCAGATTAGTGATCCGATAAAGCGTGCCGAGAGATGGATTGAAGAGCAGCGAGAGAAACAGTTACTTGAACAGAAAGTACAGGAACAGAAACCTAAAGCTGATTATTTCGACAGTCTGATAGATAATAGGCTCCTTACAACTTTTCGAGATGCAGCAAAGGAATTCCATATCCCACCTAAAGCGTTTACTAAGTGGCTTACGGAAAATGGTTATATTTACCGTGATCGGCACAATATTATTAAACCTTATGAACCGTATAGGAAAGCCGGACTTTTCCAGATGAAAGATTTTTCAACACCGTTTGGCTATTCAAACGTCCAGACATACATAACCGTAAAAGGAAAAGAGACATTCAGACTGTTGCTGCAAGGCCAGGGGTTGATTAGAAAGTAAAAAAAGAGAACCATTAAGGTTCTCTTTTCAGATCATCAGTCGTCAATTTGATTGAGACATCTGGTTTAGGTTCAATTATTAGTTGACATTCCAAAAAATCAAGAATCTGAATCAACTCATCAGCAGATATACTTCCTCTTGAGAATTTATTTGCAAGTGATTGCGGAAGCATACCAAGATGCTGAGCCAACTGAACGCTAGTTACTTTTTTCATTTTCATTATTTGCTTTATTTTATCAGAAACCATATAAATACCTCCTGTTGACATTATCATAATCAAAATCGTTTAAATAGTCAATAAAAATATTCATAAATGTGTATAATGTACTTGCAAATATAATTGAAAAAGTGTATAATCAACCTATAAACAAACGGGAGTGATTATATATGAAGATAGGATATGTAAGAGTTTCGACAGTAGAGCAAAATGAAGCGAGACAGATTGAAGCAATGAAAACCGATGGTGTTGAGAAAATTTATATGGATAAAAAATCTGGGAAAGACTTCAATCGTCCAGAGTATCAGAAAATGATTGCTTCTCTTCAAAAAGGTGACATTCTGGTAATCCATTCGATTGACCGACTTGGAAGAAACTACGAAGAGATTATTGCTGAATGGAGAAGAATCACAAAAGAGATTGAAGCAGATATTATTGTACAGGATATGCCGTTGCTTAATACTACGCAAAACAAAGACTTGACAGGAACATTGATCTCAGACATAGTTTTGCAGCTTCTCTCATATGTAGCACAAAGAGAAAGAGAAAATATTCGGCAGCGACAAAAAGAAGGCATTGCAATTGCAAAAGTCCAGGGCAAATATAAAGGTCGTGCCAAAAAAGAGATAGATAAGGAACTTTTCAACGAAACTAAACGTAGCTGGCAAAGAGGGGAAATAACAAAAGTACAATTTGCCGAGATTATGGGAGTTTCAAGAAGCACGCTATATAAACTTTTAGAGGGTGATAAAAATGATTGATTTCACAAATAAGTGCATTGTTACAGAAAACAATGTTGAATCAGAACAGTTGCTTAAAAAAGCAATAGCTCAAGGGTTCAACTTGCCAAAAGGCCAAAAAGCAATGGAATCACATAGATATTTTCATTTTATTGGAAGTCCATATAAACATGTTGTGGCTCCTTATGAAGTAAGTTCGAGTGATTTCAACAAAGCGGTTAGATATTCGGAGTTGTTTGGTGATGAGCAAGAAGAGCTAAGAAAAATTGTTGATTCAGCTGCAAGATGGTGCCGGGCATATGGATATGAACATTTGAATGTATATGCAAACGAAGAGCTTGAAAGTTATACTGGAAAGGCAATCGCAAAGACAACAGACAATATCATACAGCGTGCTTATGTCGAAATAAAGAAACCACGCAAACTGACTGTTTCAGAGTTGGAAGCATACTTAGGATATCCAATTGAAATTGTAAGTTGAGGTAAATGCTCATGAAACCAAACCCACAATCCGAATCCATCCGCATCCGATTTTCCGAAAAACAGAAAAAAAGGCTCCTGGAAGAGAAGAACCGAACAGACAGGAGCGTATCGGATATTGTGAGACAGGCAGTTGATGAATATTTCGGGAGGAAAAGGCGTGCTTAAATTTTTCTCAAAAAATAAAAAAGGCGTTTCGGAAACAAACCAAGCATATGAAAATGTCGGACAGGAATCCCCGGCAATTCGGAAACTGGTGAGGCCAATTCACGCAAAAGCAATATTAGCTGATGGCAGATTGTATGATACTCAAACTGCCACATATGTTTGTGAATATGGAAATATTTCTTTGTTTGTTACAAAGAACGGTAGGTGGTTTGGCGCAAAATCAAAATCTGAATTAGCTGGTTATAGTGTTGATGAAAACGGAGACAGAACCGCTGAGTACAGAGTGATGTATTATGAGCTGGAATGTATTGATAAAATTTTTGTGATGCAACATCTGTGGTATTACAACCATAAGCTTTACAAAAAATATTTCGGGGAGGTGGAAGAAGGATGAATTGTTTTTTATACATCATTGAGAATGATGTTCGTAAATGTGAAAAAGAAGAAGATATTCCAAGAGAAGCTATTAGAAAACTTAAAGTACAAAACGGAGAAGTATTTTCAAATGAAAACGGAGAATGGAAAAAGTTATTCATGCCGGATGCACAAATAAGTGATAACAAGGATTGTCTTCCAGAATCACCTATTGATGTAGCGTCTATGCTTATCAATGCCACAGTAACTAACGAACTACCGACTGAGAAAATTCCACCGTCTCCATTATTAGAGCAAAAAACATGGGAAGTTCCAAAATACAACATTTTGCAGTTGGAAGAGATTGCGAAACACCTTCTTCTCTACTGTAAAACTAAAAGAAAGGGGTACGAAGATGCCGATAGTAAAAATCACAAACCCCAACCCCCATGATTGGCGTGGAACAAAATGTTTTATTGATGGAAAAGAAGTTCATAGAGTAAGATCAGTAAATTTTCATACCGCAGTAGATGAAATACCAGTGGTTGAATTTAAAATGATGGCTGTTCCAGACATTGAGATGGAGTGCTTGGCACAAATCAGTGTCACTTCTCAATCAATTACTGATGCAATTTGTGTTTTAAGGCACGAACTGTTACAGCATGGAGAAATTTACAATGGTTTCAAATCAAGCCTAAAATCGGCTTTAGAATCCTACAATTACTGTGGAATGCCATTTGAGCCAGAGGAAGAGATTGCAGAAAAAATTCTGGACTTCTTAATCGGGGAGGAAAAAGACAATGAATGCACTTAATGTAATCGGAACAGCTGTAAATCTTGCATTTTTTGTTCTGGTTCTAGCCGGCACTTTAGCAATACTGGACGAAGAAGGAAAGACAAGCGTAATACAGATTTTATTCTGTATTTGTTTAGAAATATGTTTTGCACTGAATATTTTCTTAATTTGCACGAGGTGACAAATGTATTTACCAATTCCAATTGGAATTATCCCGATTGATTTAATCGAAAGGGTTAAATTCATAAAAGCGCCGCTTCGACTTAATCCATGTAGGCTCGGAAAAGCCTATGAAAGTGATAAGTCGAGGCATCCAGAGTAGTGTAAGTGCTAATTACTTATTATATTAATTACATAAACTTATATATCACGACTTCCCCGGTCTTAATGGTGCGCCGGGGTTGATGGGCTATCGCCAAGAGGTAAGGCACAGCACTTTGACTGCTGCATTCGCTGGTTCGAATCCAGCTAGCCCAGTTTGCAATATTTATCATATTGCAAATATTTTTCTTTTTCATACAACTTTCGCTTCGGCCTTCTAGCCCAACGGGGCTGATTAAAGGGGCTTCAAATGTCCCGGAAGACTTTCTGAAATCCAAAAGCGTTTCAGAAAACCTTTGTTGCAGCTGGCGGTCAAGAACTGCAACAGTGCCGGATTGTTTGTCATGGCGGTCAAATAATTCGGTATCTTAGGAAGCTTAGTTCAGCGGTAAGAGCAACGGCCTCATAAGCCGTAAGTCCTGGGTCCGAATCCCAGAGCTTCCATTTCTTCTAAATGCCATTCATCCGTAATATGGGTGGAAAAAACTTCCAGTTGAGCGTGTGGATTAGGTAAATTTATAGGTGCGATACGGCGTAGCCTAAATGGATCTGATTTCCCGGCTGGTATATCTCGGAGTTAAAAACATTAACGCAGCGCACGTTAATAAAAGGAGTTTTCAAGAGATGCCGTTCAAAGACGCATAAAAATATCCAGTGAATCTACAGCACTAAAACTTGTAGATAGTGGAAAGCATAACACGATAAACCTATTGCTAACCCGGTTCTTCCGGGTTCTGGCAGGATAGAGAAGTGGAATCTCACATGGCTCATATCCATGAAAACGACGGTTCGAATCCGTCTCCTGCAATTAATAAAAACTTGGAGGAAAAATATGACAGGTAGCGAATATCAGAAATTAGCAATGAGAACAAATGATGGTAAAGGAAGTGAACGACTTTACAAGAAACTGTTCACAGGGAAAGTTGAGGATTTCCATATAACAAAAGACTTAAACGATATGGGTGGTGTTCTGAATGGTTGTTTAGGTTTATCTGGAGAAACAGGAGAAGTTCTGGACATGGTTAAAAAATGGGTATTCCATGAAAAAGAACTGGATAAAGAGCATTTAAAGAAAGAAATCGGAGATGTAATGTGGTATGTGGCTATGTTATGCGAGAGCTTTGGTTTTGATCTTGATGAAATTTTACAGATGAACGTAGACAAGCTCATGGCAAGATATCCAGAAGGTTTCGATACTGATAAGGCAAATAATAGAAATCCCGGAGATATTTAATTTAAACTTGAAAATCATCCCAGTTCTTTTGAAAAGAACTGTCCGTGACAGGCGGTAAAAGAAACATAGCTCAGTGGTAGAGCAATGATACTGAATATCATGTGACACAGGTTCGATTCCTGTTGTTTCTATCTGGCAAATTGCCATTGCCAGAAGTTGCATTTTCCCCCTTAAAGTTCCAGTGTTTCTCGTTGGGAGATTTATGCCGTTCAAGTCGGCGCACTGGATTTTTCTAAATCAAGGTAATTTATGAAAGAAAAATGTTGTAAAAATTGCAGAAGACATGATGACTTCACATGGGTTTGCTTCAATGGTAATGATACTCTGGTTGACCGATATGCTAATTTAAGGAAAAACAAAGGAATGTGCTGATATGGGCGATAAAGACGAGTTAAAGCATTTCTTTACATGTAATGGAAAAGTTATTGAAACAATACCAGAGATTTCAATTTCGGATGGCGTTGTTATCGAAGGTGGTATTCTTCACAAAAATGAGGACGGTACACTTTGTAGCATAGGCAAGACGTTAAGTATTGAACTTGAATGTAAATTAAGTGATGAACTGTTTTGGACACTAGTTGCTCCAAATCGAATAAATCAGAACAATTTCCGTAAAATGCATTGGATTCCGAAGCGGAGGAAAATTAATGGATCAAGAAAAACAAAAAGGTTGTCCAGAATGGAGAACACAAGTACAACAGGCACCTGTCAAAGAAATTGTTGACTTTGCAAAAGTACATCCATGCGATTATATGAGAAAAAGCTTACACCAATATCCGTATTGGGGAAATCAAGACAATGGTTTTAATCGGAAGAAATTTAAGGAGATTTTTAATGAGCATTAAATCAGCATTAGAATCCGAAGGGATAGATTTTTCTGAATACATGAACCCACCAGAACCGTGGAATGGACAGGCATTGATAAGGAATATCAACGGAACGAAATACGCCTGTTGTCCTTTTTGCCAGAAGAAAGCGCTTCTGATTAGCCAAAACACAAAGATTCAGCACTTGAAACTGAAATGTAAGGGTAGTAATTGCAAGAAAGAGTTTGAGGTGAATGTATGATATGGAACGAAGAAATATCCTTTGATGGATTCCAAAATAAGATTGATGAGTGGTACAAGGATAAAGACTTTGAACTGTGCGACCCACCTGTCAGTGCTCAGTTTGCTTTAGACTTGATCTTCAAGACATTAGTAGATGATAGAGAAGATTATCCATATCTCACAACTATGTCAGAAAACGTAGAACAGACAAATAGCATTATGCTTGATTTAATTCTTCGTAAATACAGTCGCAAATACAGAAAATACTTGAAATCAAAAAGAAAGATGGTGAGCAAATGAACAAAATCAGAAAAATATGTTGGATAATTGCGAATTTCATAATATCCAAATGGGTAGCAGATTATTTAATAGCTACAATACAAATGATGATTGAAAATCATTGGGGATTTTCTGCAGTACCATTACTGTTTATGGCAGTATTCGCAGAATGGAAAGTAATTGAAAATATTTTTACGGAATTAAAAAGATGATTTTATCAAGAAAGGATATGTATGACAAAACAAGAAGCGGTAGTAGTTGAAACCTACACAGGAATTTGTATGCTTACAGGGGATGACCGAAAACTTGCATACGAATACGCAGAAAAACTTTTAGGTCATCCGATATATACACATGAATTTCCAAAATATGCTAACAAGCTGAAAGAACTTAGTAAGCCAGATTTTATTGAAATTTGCAGAAGGTTAGGTGATTGAATGAACCCAGTATTTATATTTCTAGTGGTATGCGGAGCGGCAGTAGTATGGTTCCTGCTTTACAAATTATTTCAGCCACTAGGTAAATTATTGAACCACATTGGCAGAAATGCTATTGATGAGTTAAATAAAGACGAAAGTCAAAAAGAGGAGGATAATAAATGAAAAAAGGACTTTTAGGTGGAATTGGATTAGCTGTTGTAATCATTGCAGGACTTATATGTGTTGCAAAGTGCAGTGTGAGAGTTCCGGCTGGTTACATTGCGGTAGAGTACAAAATGAACGGAGGAATCTCTAAGAATGTACTTACACAAGGATGGCATTTGATTTCACCTACAGTAAAAACTTCACTGTATTCCGTTGGAATCGAGCAGTCTTATCTTACATCTGAGGATAAGGGCGATTCTCCAAAAGATGAAAGCTTCAAGACACCAACAGCAGATGGTAAATCGCTTCAAGTTGACCTTGAATTTTCTTATAAATTCGATCAAAATAGAGTTACCGATGTGTTTACTCAGTTCAAAGGTCAATCAGGAGAATCCGTAAAAAACACCTTTATCAAGCCTAAGATGAAAGCGTGGACGCAGGAAGTAACAGCAAAGTATCCAGTAACAGATGTTTTCGGTGATAAACGCCAGGAACTGAATGAAGCACTTGACGAATATCTTAAGCAGAAGTTTGAGCCATACGGAATTATTATTGATACAGTAAACTTTACTTCCATTTCCACTGATGATGAAACACAGGCTGCAATTCAGAAGAAAGTGAACGCTCAACAGGAGCTTGAACTTGCTAACATTGAAGCTAAAACAGCAAAAGTACAAGCTGATAAAGATAAAGAAGTTGCACTGATTGCTGCTGAACAGGAAAAGGAGAAAGCATCTATCCAAGCGGAACAGGCCAAAATTGATGCAGAAGGTAAAGCTGAAGCTATTAAGATTAAAGCAGAAGCTGAAGCAGAAGCAAATAGAAAAATCGCAGAATCTCTTACTCCCGAACTGATTGAAAAACAGAAAATTGATAAATGGAATGGTGAAGTACCAAAGATTCAAGGAGGTAACACTTCTACAATCGTAGATACAAGAGATATGACAGCTGATGAGAATGCTGAATAATAAGTAAACCAGTCAAGAGAGCCACATGAGAGCCAGACTAAATCCTAAAAAGAAAGGAGGTCTGGCTCTATTTTTATGGGAAAAATTACAGAAGGCTCGATTGAATGGTATCGGGCAGTACTGAATCAGATTATCAGTAGTGATATGACAATCTATCAGAACCAAAAAGATTGCCTTGATTTGCTCTTGAACATGAATATTGACCTTCCTTTCGACAAGAACCAAGAAGCACGGAAAATGGCTATGAAAGTAAGTCAATACTCACATAACATAGCAGAGAAGTGTGCTGCATTAACTGGCAGTGGTGACTTTGATGATATCTATTGGCAGTATTTGTTACTGGAATCACCACATTTGCTTGATTCATATGCCATGTATATAGAAAAAGATAGAAAACCAGAAGAACGGTTCTATTTACCAAGACGCAGAACATTGAAAAAAGTAGTAGATAAATTACAAGCACTTGAAGAAGATCAACTTGACGAATTGTTTCTGCATCAGCCAGCCAGAACGGGTAAATCACAAATTATTACTGTTGGAACCGCATGGCATTGTGCAAGAAATTCAGAGATAAGCAACCTCTATGTTACATATAAAGAAGGACTTGGCGGCGCATTCCTAGATGGAGTTATGGAAATATGGACTGACCCCACATATTGTCATGAAGATGTATTTCATTCAAAAATAGCCAGAACGGATGCAAAGAATCACAAAGTAGACCTTGAAAGAAAGAAAAAATATGCGACATTATCTGGAAAAGGTTTGGAATCTGGTTTGAACGGTGAGTATGACGCATATGGTTGGCTGATTCTCGATGATATCCTGGAAGGTATTCAAGATGTATTAAATCCAGATATTCTCAGAAGAAAGCAAATTGTGTTTGACAACAATGTAATGTCACGAAAGAAAGAACAATGTAAATTGATTCTAAATGGTACTATCTGGTCATTGCATGATTTGTATATGGACAGACTATCATTCCTTCAGAATAATCCAGAAGCAAAACACATTAGATATGATGTTCTTAAAATTCCAGCTCTTGACCCGGAAACTGATGAGAGCAATTTTGACTACGATTACGGAGTTGGATTCAGTACAAAATATTATCGTACTATTCGTTCTAAATTTGAAGAAAACGATGATATGGCAGGATGGTTAGCCCAGTATCAGCAGGAACCTATTGAAAGAGATGGCGCTTTATTTAATGCGCAACATATGAATTTTTATAATGGACAACTGCCAGATGAAGAACCATTGAAAGTGGTTTCGGCTTGTGACGTGGCTCTTGGTGGTAGTGATTACCTTGCAATGCCAGTAGCATATGTATATGAAGATGGTTCCGTATATATACACGAAGTAGTATTTGATAACTCTGAAAAGAAATTTACTATGCCAAAGGTTGTATCAGCAATTGTCAATAATAAAGTTACGAATGCTTTTTTTGAAGCCAATGCAGGCGGCGAAGGGTATAAAGATGAAGTAGAAGGAAAGCTGAAGGAGCAAGGGTATCAAACTAATCTTACTTCTAAATATGCGCAACAAATGATTTTGAATAATGGTGGACACGCACCTAAATCGGCAGTGAGAAAAGAACAGAGAATTTGGGATAATGCTGAAAACATTAGAAAATTTTATTTTCTTGATACTGGATATCAAAATGCCGAGTATAGAAAATTTATGAATAATGTTTATTCATTCACAATGACGGGAAAAAATAAGCATGATGATGCAACAGATTCACTCGCTAGTTTAGCGGTATTTTTAAAGAATGGAAGCGGAGTTGGAACTGCAACAGCAACACAGAATCCACTTTGGGGAAGGAGATAGAATATGATGACTGCAACTCAATATTTACGACAGATTGAAAATTATGATAACAGAATCAAAAACAAGCTTATCGAAGAAGAACAGCTCAGTTCTCTTTCCACAAGTGTATCTGCAATCCCTGTTGGAGAAAAGGTACAAACTTCTGTAAAACGTGATCCGATGGGAGATATGGTTGCAAAGATATTTGATCTGCGAGAAGAGATTTCAAAAATGATATCCGAATTTTTACAAAAAAAACAGGAAATAGTCCGAACCATAGAACAGGTTGAAGACCCGTTGCTGTACAACATACTATTTAAGCATTATGTTGAGTACAAATCATTGGTTCGTATCGCAGATGAGATGGGTTATTCAGAGATTCACATTAAAAAAAAGCATTTAAAAGCCATAGCAGAAATAAAAAAGATAAAAGGTTTCGAAAGATGATACCGAAGTATACTGAAATATACTTTTAATATGTGTAAAATATAAAGTAGAGCATTGGATTAAAACATCCAGTGCTTTTTATTTTGCAGAAAGGATGGTTCGGCTCGTGAGAAATACAATGAATTTTGTAGATTTATGCCGAGGTGATTTCGGGCGAAAAGTAGCCTACACAGGCGTTGACCGAATCACTCCACAAAATGTAGTAAAAGTAGTATCAGATACAATTGGCATACATAATAGAAATCGAACATTGATTGATTACTTGTATCGGTACATGAAAGGTGATCAGCCGATATTGTATCGAAATAAAATAGTCCGTCCAGAAGTTAATAACAGAGTGGTTGAAAATCACGCATTTGAAACTGTGAAATTTAAAGCTGGACAAATTTGTGGGGAGCCAATCCAATATGTATGCAAAAAGAAAAAAGCAGATAAAAAAATAAATGAGCAAGTTGACCTTCTGAATGATTATCTGGATGAAGCCAATGCAGATGCAAGAAACATCCAAAGGGCAATATACCAGAGCGCAACAGGAACTTCTTATAAGGCCATACTGAAAGAAGAGGATTGGACAAAAAACGGAGATTTACCACCGTTTAGAATCTTCATTCCGTATCCAGGTGATTGTTACATTGTATACTCACAGAGAAATGGGAAGCCAATGCTTTCCGTGCAGATTTTAAAAGATGAAGATGAACAGCAATATTATTTATGTTATTCAAAGAACCAGTTTTTTGAAATCAAGAATGGAAAAGTAACTAACTACGGCATCAATGGTTTTGGCGGGATTCCTATTGTTGAATGTCCGAATAATCACGACAGACTTTCAGATGTTGAAATTGCAATCACATTATTTGATGCAATTAACAAATATCAGTCTGATAGATTAAATGGCGTGGAACAGTTTGTGCAAGCCTTTATGAAGTTTAAGAATTGCGAGGTAGACGAAAACGAGTTTTTGAAAATGGTAAAACTTGGTGCTATCTCTGTTAAAGATACTGGAAATGGCTGTCAGTCGGATGTTGAACTAATGACCGCGGAACTTAATCAATCAGAGAGCCAGGTTGCAAAGGATGATATCTACAATAATATGCTGATTGTGGAAGCAATGCCAAACCGCCAAAGCAACAGCGGAGGGGATACAGGAAATGCCGTATACCTTCGTAACGGATGGGATTTCGCAGAGAGAGATGCAAAACTGGTAGAAGCATTCACTAAGGAAGCTGAAAAGGAATCTGCTAGAATTATTCTGAATATTATCCGTGGCACATCAAATGATGTTAATATCTCAACACGAGATTTCGATGTGAAGATAACCAGAAACCCAACAGACAATATGCTTGTAAAAGCACAGGCACTTGATTATCTGTTCAAAAATAAAATCCATCCGCTTATTGCATTGATTACTTGTGGGCTATTTAGTGATCCACAGAAAGTCTACGAAATGAGTTTACCGTATCTGGGAACTATTTACCCGGAACTGGCAGACCCGGAAGCGGAAATGCAGAAAGCACAGCGATTACTTGACGGAAAGTTTCAAAATCCGTCCAAAACAGAACCAATGGCAAATTCTCCATCTAACGAAGAATGAACCAAATTTCGATTATTTAAGGAGTTTTAGAGAAATCTAAGGCTTCTTTTTTAATACCCAAAATCAAATAAACTGCGACAGCCCGTGAGCGTAAATCGGGTACAGACCATGTGCGGAGCGAACCGTGTTGAAAAAGCGTATTGGACTGGAAGAAAGGAGATTTCAATGACAAGAGAACAGGCAAAACAGGCACTTATCGGTATGGGAGTTGCAGAACCTTCCGAGGAACAGGTTTCTAAGCTTCTTGATTCTATTTCTGCTGAAACTAAGAAAGAGAAAGACAAAAATGTTTCTCTGAAGGAAAAAGCTGAAAAAGCAGATTCTCTGGAAAAAGAGTTGGAAGAGTTGAAAAAGCAGAACATGACCGAAGCAGAACGGCTGGAAGCTGAACGCAAGAAAGAAAAGGAAGCAGTTGATAAGGAATTGGCTGATTTGAAGGCTGCGCTTGCAGAATCCAACAAAAAAGCCCTTATCAGTGAAATTACTTCCATGTTCGCAAACGCAGGACTTTCAAGCGAAACTTACGCAAGTGCTATTAAAGCATATGCGTCCATGCCTTGTGAGAAATCTGAGGATGTAATGAAAGAAGTTGAAACTTTTGTCAAGGGAGTTTCCGAAGCAAATAAAACAGCACTTGATACCGCAAAAGCAGCCTGGGAGAAAGAAGCATTGGAAAATACTCCGAATCCGGGTGGTGGTAATGGCGGTAGAGGAAAAGAAGAAAAAAGTGGTGCTGCAAAATATGCAGCTGAACGTTCAAAACAATTAAGCGGTTCCGAAAAAACAGAACTTGGAGGAAACGCCCCAATTAATTTTTAAAAAAGGAGAATTAAGTTATGGCATTTAGCAAAGTTATTGAATACGGTACAACCCCCAATTTTCTTGAATCTGCGGAAGGACTTATTTTAAAGACTTTTACAGCAGAGCAGACAAATGCGGTGGAAGTTGGTGGAAGAAAAATCATTAAGGCTGGTTCAGTTTTCCCCAAAAATGAAACAGGCGCAAAAGGGATTGTATACGAAGAAGTTGATATGACAGACGATGAAAAACGTCCGATTTCTGTAATCGTTGCAGGACGAGTTTTTGAAAACAGACTTCCAGTAGCAGTTGATTCTACCGCAAAAGCAGAACTCCAAGAGCTTGATAAGCCTTTTGGAATTGCGTTTTTAACAGAACCAGAAGTTGAATTTTAAGGAGGTATTCCACAATGAATTATAACGTATTGACCAGTATTACACTGGAAGAGAGAATTAACTATTCACAGAATTATGCAGTTAAACGTCCGGGAGCACTTGACGTTATCTTCCCGGATGTAAAAACCCAATTTATGAAAGCAAAATACTACAGACTTATGAGCGGGCAGCAACTTCCTAGAGTTGCTTATGTTCATGCGCTTGATACAGAGGCAAGAATTGGAGAGAGACCAAGCTTTGAGAAGGTACTGACCGAAAAACTTTTCATTAAAGAGAAAATGAATCAGTCAGAATCTCTTCGCATGGCTATTGAAAACGGCGTCCCGGACGATCAGTCTCTTACCGAATTTGTGTTTGACGATGTAAGTAATTCATTTGAAGCAGTTCTGGCAAGAACAAAAGTTATGAAAGGGCAGATCATGGGAACTGGTTCTCTTAAAATCCATGAGAACAATGTAGATCTTCCGATTGATCTTGGCGTTCCGTCAGAAGCAAAAATCACCCTTACTGACTGGTCTAAGCCGGATTCTGATATTATGGGCGATATTCAAAAGATGATTGATGTTGCACAAGAAAAGGGATTTGTTGTTAATAAAGCCCTCACTTCCTTAAAAATGATTAATTATATGAGAAACAACACCGCTATGCAAACCGCTGTTCTTGGTGCGGCTAACAAACGTCTTCTGACCAAACAGGAACTTGCAAACCTTCTTATGCAGGAATATGAGATTACCGTAGATCGCTGCGATGAAAAATATCGTTACAGAAAAGATGGAGCATGGAAAACTGGACGTTTCTTTAAAGAAAACGTATTTACCCTGTATGAAGCTAACCCGGATGGTTCTTTCGGTACTGGACTTTGGGGGCCAACACCAGAGGAAGAGGAAGCAAGAGCTTTTATCACACAGCAAAACAGAATGTTTATTACTCTGTCCATGTGGGCTACACAGGATCCGGTTACTACTTGGACAAAAGCTTCTGGAATGTTCATTCCGGTCGCACCGAAAGCTAACGGCGGTATCGTTATCGGTACCAAGGCGGGGGAATAACCGGGCATAGTCTCGATGAAAACAGCCAGTCACCATCTGTAGCAAGTGCTTATGATGAATCAACACATAAGTATACAGAAAGCGAGTTGTCTAATATGACTGTATCTCAGTTAAGACAACTCGCAAGTGATAACGGCTATGCCCTGACAGCAACTAATAAGGCTGGAATAATATCAGAGATTTTATCTCAGCAAAGGTAGGTGATTAAATGGACGAACAGCTTATAGAGGATTTGACAAATTATCTTGAAGATGATGCAGAAACTGCGAGGATGATTCCTCTTTCGGCAGAGAGGGCTATTCGTTCATTTAAGAAAAAAAGGAATTATCCTTCATCTTACAGTGATGAAAAAATAAATTCCGATATGGAAAACTGCTATGATTGCATATTTGATTTGGCTCTTTTCTTTCTGGTGAAACAGGGAGCTGAATTCCAAGGATCACATTCCGAATCTTCTGTAAACAGAAATTGGACTTCCGAAACTGAAATTTATGTAAATCATGGTGTTTTTCCATTTATCGGATTCTAAGATGGTGTGTGCGTGATACGTCAATCCTCCCACGTATCGCAGGGGTGCTTCAAGTTAGGTGGGTAGAAGCAATATCTTAAAAAATGGGAGTGATGGAAAGGAATAGCGATGGGATGTGAACACGAGTGTATCAACGAACACCGCTTGCAAGAATTGGAAAGTGCCGTCCATGAGATGAAAGAAAAGCATTCCAAAAGGGATGAAGGCTTTTTTAATCGTATCAATGCGCTAGAACAGAAAATTGCTTTATACAACAACGATCTGGGACACATCAAAGATACAGTTGACGAAATGAACGACAATTTAAAAGCACTCATGGAAAAGCCAGGAAAATTACAGGACAAAATTATTGCTTATGTCATAACTGGCATAATCGGTATTGTTTTAGGCTTTGCCCTTAAAGGCATTTTCCCGGTGTAATATTGATTCCACTACAGGGAGGACAGTGGAATGGATGATTATAAAGACTTTTCAGAAGATGAAAGAATCTTCTATTTGCGTGAAGCTGGATTTGATTCCAGAGAAAAAGAGTTATTCAGATTGCGTGTTTACGAAGAAAAAACACTTGCAGAAGCTTCAGAAATCATGGGCTACAGCACAAGAACAGTAGACCGCATAAACAGAAAATTAAAGAAGAAAATTATGAAAGTCGCCCCGATGTATTGTCGGGGCTTTTCTTTGTATTCATAAAACGTGGCGTATTTATGGCGTTATCGTGGCGTGTTAATCAACCTCTTATTATTGTAAAATATAGTTATAAAAACAAGGGAGGTTTGAGATATGCAGTATGGTAATCCGTATTTTGCGCAACCATTTCAACAAATACAGCCGTATCAAGATAGATTAGCACAATTGCAGAATAGTTATCAGCAGGCAATGCCATACGGACAGGCACAAATTCAACAACCAATGCCACAAGTACCACAAATTCCCATGTTACAAGGGCAGATGGTAGATGGCATTGATACTGTAAAGGCAAAAGACGTAGATATGTCTGGAAACCCTGTTTATTATCCAAAAACAGATGGAACAGAAATATATAGAAAACAATTACAGGCAGATGGAAGAAGTAGAATTTTTGTTTACCGACTTATAAATCCGGAAGAACAACAGCAACCAAAGGCAGAAGAAAAACCGATTGACATAGAAGCTATGTTTAATCAGCTTCGAAACGATGTTTGTTCTGAGATTTCCGAAATAAAGAGTATGTTTCCGACACAAATGTCGGGAACACCGGAACCCAAGCAGAATGGAGGTAAACAGAGATGATGAATCCAATGCAACTTATGCAGATGATACGTGGTGGAGGGAATCCTCAACAAGCCATAATCAATATGATGAAACAACAGTCTGGAAATAATCCTGTAATTGACAATGCAATTAACATGATGGAAAAAGGTGATAATGCAGGAATTGAAAAACTTGCAAGAAATCTTTGCCAAGAAAAAGGGATTAATCCTGATGATATGTTATCGCAGGTTAAGAATCAGTTTGGAATAAAATAAATTCGCTACAATAATTAAAAGAGCCGCGGTCTTTTGATTTTGTATAAATTACAAAAATCAATAAGGAGGTAATCGCTATGATGAATGGTGGATTATCAGCAAGCGATGTCGCTGTATTAAGCGGCTCTAATAACCGTGCAGATGAAGGCTATGGCTTTGGCGGTGGCTGGGCATGGTGGATTATAATATTGCTTATCTTTGGCTGGGGCGGTTTCGGCGGCTTTGGTGGCTGGGGTGGCAATGGTACAAATGGTGCCGGCTTCCAAGGATGGGCTACCCGTTCAGATATTAATGAGGAATTCGCCCTTAATGATATTCAAAATGGTATCAGAGGTATTCAGCAGGGTATCTGTGACAGCACATATTCTCTTAACAATACCATGCAGAGTGGCTTTAATGGTATGAATGTCGGAATGCTTCAAGGCTTCAACGGCGTTCAGCAGGCAATCAATGCTGATACTGTAGCCGGTATGCAGAATACCAATGCATTACAGTCTCAGTTAGCAAGTTGTTGCTGCGAGACCAGAGAAGCTATCCAGGGTATCAACTACAACTTGGCTACCAACACTTGTGCTCTCCAGAACACAATGAACAACAACACCAGAGACCTTCTGGAAAATCAGAATAGCAACACAAGAGCAATCCTTGATTATCTTTGCCAGAAAGAGACAGCAGACCTCAGAGCAGAGAATCAGGCACTTAAACTGGCGGCTTCACAGTCCGACCAGAATGCGGTATTACAGGCGGCTATGAACGCAAATACAGCAGAAATTCTCAGACGCACTGCACCGCTTCCGGTTCCTGCATATCCGGCAAGCAACTTGTATGGATATTATGGAAGCTGTGGATGTGGGGGAAACAACGGTTGTTGCTGATTTTATCATTGAATTAAATTAAAAATTGAATATGTACCGTTATTATGATATAATAAAATTATCATAGGAGGAACGGTGCATGGTTAATCAAGATTTAATAGGTCAAAAATTTGGGAAACTTACAGTTGAATCTAGCGCAGGAACCAATAAGTGGAAACATAGGTTATGGGAATGCAAATGCGATTGTGGCAATATTGTGATCGTAGACACATCTAGACTAAGAAATGGTCACACAAAAAGTTGTGGATGTTTACACCCAAAAGCGGAAGATTTGGCAGGAAAGCGTTTCGGAAAATTGACCGTAGTAAAGAAAATAGGCAGGAAAAATCGTTCTAATTATTGGCAATGTCATTGCGACTGTGGCAATGATGTCAATTGCTATCAATACAATTTAATGAGGGGAACAAGTACATCTTGCGGATGTTTGCGAAGTTATTACTCAAAACAAAGTAGAAACTGTCATGGAGAATCAACCGGAATTTTATATAAAAAATGGTCTTCGATTAAAACAAGATGTACTAACCCAAATGACCCGCACTATAAAGACTATGGTGGACGTGGAATTAAATTGTGTGATGAGTGGCAAGAATATTGGCCGTTTAGAGAATGGGCTTATGCGAATGGATATCAAGAAGACTTAACCATTGAGAGAAAAGACGTAAATGGAAATTATTGTCCCGAAAATTGTTGCTGGATTACTGGGTTTGAACAAGCCAGCAACAAAAGAAGAAGCGTATTTTTAGAGTACGGTGGGAAAAAGAAAACAATTTCTCAGTGGAGTAGAGAACTTGGAATAGGAAAAGAAACCATTGCGTATAGGGTACATGCCGGATGGAGTGCGGAAGAGTGCTTATTTGGTAAAAAGAACAGAACTGGAAATTCTAGCCCTAGAATGAATATCCCTGACTATTTATCTTAAAAGTAACAAAAGTTGTTGAACTCACCCTTAGAGGTTGACTAATTCTAAGAGGTGGGTTGCGGCTCACCTCTTATTGATTGAGAGGTAAAAAATATGGCATGTAAGAATGTTTGTAAGCTTTGCAATCACCTTGTGCTGTCTACTGCAATTGCATTCACAGGTGGAAATCTTGTGGTTACTATCCCGGAAGGAAGCTACAATAATGGAGAAAAATACTGCATTGTTTTAGCACAGTCCATTCCAAATACAACCACAATTACCGCCCCAGTAATGATTCAGATAGGAACAGGAACAACTTTATATCCATTGGAGAATCGTTGTTGCGCACAGGTAACAGCATGTGGCGTCAGAACCAGAACAAAATATGCAACCAGAGTTGCAACAAGCGCTACTGGTGGAGCGTTCAAAATGTTAGGGAATCCGGCTTGTAGTCCGAATAACAATCTGACTGCAATCAATGGTACAGCCCAAACAGCAGAAAATGTTGTACAGGCTGTGAAGAGGGGAGGTATCGTGAATGCATAAGACAGCAATGGAAATGGGAAAATGGGCCATGGAAAAAGCCAAAACACATGGATTTGATAATCTCAGTGCTCAAGACTGGGACGATTTGAAAGACTGCATGGAAGCAGTAAAGTGTGCGGTTTGTGCAGATAAAGATTACAGAATCGTGGAAGCTATGGATGAATGCGAACAGGAAGAAAAGTATCTTGGACGCATGGGATATGACCGTTACCGCTATTCAAATGGGCGTTTCGCTCCAAAAGGTAGGGGAACCAGAAAAGGTTATAGACCATATCTGTACATGGAAGATGATGACTGGATGGATGAGTATTTAAACAATCCAGAATTTGAGCACAATATGTACCGCATGGGATATCATCCAGACCGTAGTGATATGGAAATGGGTGACATGAATCGGAAGAAATCCAGATATGGCGAATCCTATGATAGATACGATGAGAATCGTAGGCACTATCATGATTCCAAAGACACGGAATCCAAAAGAAAAATGGATGATTCCATGAAAGAGTACACATCTGACATTATCCGTAATCTCACAGAAATGTGGTCTGATGCAGATGCAACTCTCAGACAGTCAATGAAAACTGACCTGACCAGACTTGTACAGCAGATGAACTAGAGCAATAAATGAATTAAGCCCTTGTCGCAAATTAATGCGGCAGGGGTTTTTTTCGTAGAAAGGATGGTGATAAACCATGCTACGACAATTCTACATGAATGGGGATTTATGGAGAGTGCAGTTTGTTTCATCACAAGATGATGTTTTAATTGACCGCACAGGGCAGAGGACACTTGCTGTATCTGATTACTCCACAATGACAATTTCGATTGTAAACAATCTAAATGGAGAACTTTTGAACCGTGTATTCATCCATGAGCTAGGACACTGTGTGATGTTCAGCTATGGTTTACTGCCAGAGCTTCACCGTATGATTAAGAAACGATATTGGGTGGACGCAGAGGAATTTGTATGCAATATTCTAGCAGACTACGGACAGTTTGTTATTAGAACAACAAGAGATATTTTAGGAAACCAATTTACATACGTTTCCCCTGTTGGAATGGAAAGGATGACTGCATGAGAGGATTAGTCCGTCAAAAGCAAAAAGTATATTGGTCACGAATAACAGAAAAAACAGAAGGATTAGACCGTATTAAAGTTTATGAGAAACCAGTTTTATACTCTTTTTCTGTATCATCTACAGCCGGAACACCAGAAGAAATTGCAGCCGGAATAGTGCCAGATTATGATAGGTACATTACAAGCTTTAATCGAAATTTTCATCCACAGGAAGCGGACATATTTTGGATAGATAGAATTCCACAAATAAGCGAGGACGGAAGCCTTATTTTGAATGAAAATGGAGAACTTACAGTATTGCCAGATTACACGCTAAAGAAGATTTTAGACACACAAAAAGGCAATATTGCTAGATACGGAATTTCCAAGAGAGGGAATGAAGATGGGTAAGACGATAAAGTGTACCTTATCGCAGAAATCAATTCGTAATGCAATTAATGAATTAAAGGCATACCAGAAAGATTTACAAAGAAAGAACGAGCTTTTTGTTAAGAGATTGTGCGAAGAGGGATTACAAGTAATTCAGACCACAATGGAATCCATCCCGGACGAAGAGAAAGGTTCATACTACACCGAGATAATCTATAATAAGAACGGTGACATTACAGGTGCATCTGTTAGACTGTCTGGTGATAAAGTGTTATTCATTGAATTTTCAGCTGGTATCACATATGGTTCAAACAATTACCCTCTGCCATCTGGTTCTGAATACGGAGTAGGTACATACCCCGGACAAACCCATGCGTTTTCACCTTATGGATGGTGGTATACGGACGAAAGAAGTGGAGAAACACGCCATTCATATGGAAATAGAGCGTACATGCCTATGTATCACGCAGAACAAGCCGTTATTATTGCTGTTCGCAAAATTGCCAAAGAGGTATTCTCTTCTTAAAGAAGATACCATAATATACTGAATGATACTAACCAATTATGTTATGATTACAGTGTTAAATTGTAGCATAACATGCAATGCGTTCACCATAAAGGTGGGCGCATTTTTTATTGTGAGGTGACAGATATGCCGGACACAATAGAATCCCCTGTATTGGAAGTTTTTTCAAGGTGGGGAGCGGCTGTTTCTAAGATTACTGGCGCAGACAATTATTCCATGGATGGGAGCGAGACAAATGCTTCTGGCAAAAAAGCATATGCACAGCTTTATATGCTTGGAAATCCAATTACGAGAGGTGACCTTGAAGGGGATGAATGCGCAACAATGCCATCATTTCAAGTAAATTGCTTCACATCTGGGAGTAAAGCATTAACCAGATTGTATGAATTGGACAAGATAAGTCACAAAGCTATGGTGAGCATGGGATTCCGTCGTACATATGGCCCGGAACCTATGTTTTTTGGTGACAGTGGAATCAAAAAGCTTGTGAGCCGATACAGCCGGATATATACAGGAAAATTACTTTGAAACCAATGAACGCATAGACGTTCTTTTTTTATGCTTAAAACGAAAGCGAGGTGAGATTATGGATCAGATTTTAAGTTATGTAAAGCCAGAATTACTTATTGTCGTTGTAGTTCTTTATTTTATCGGGGCAATGATTAAAAAGTCAGAGAATATTTCTGACAAATTTATTCCAATGATTTTAGGAATTCTTGGTGTGTTAATTTGCGGTCTTTATGTTTTTGCAACATCTACAGTTTCCGGTTCACAGGAAGCTGCAATGGCGCTGTTTACTGCAATTACACAAGGAATTATCGTTGCTGGATTAAGTACTTATGTAAATCAGCTTATTAAGCAGTCTGGAAAAGAAGAGTAGAAAGGCGGTGATCCGCTATCTCCCGGCACAGGGTTACGTGCAAGAGAGTCATAGAGCCAGTTTATAGTTTGATAGAAAGAAAAGGAGATATAGCAATGGCAGAAAAAGGCAATATTGCTGGTGTATCTACAGTTGGTTCTCTTACTGGATATGCCGTTGAAACAGTGGCTGGTACTAAGCCTACAAAATTTATAATGCTTCACAGAATCAACGCTTCTGACGAAATTACCATTGATGTAGAGACGATTGATGCGTCTGCACTGGAAGACGAAATTGAAAGAACAATTGCTGGACGTGGTTCTACAGGTGGAACATTCAATGTAACAGTAAACGTTACAGACGAAACAATTGATGAGTGGGAAAAACTTATTGCTGCATACAAAACTGGAAAGGCATCTGGCTTATCAATGTGGTATGAAGAGTATTTCCCTTCTCTTCAAAAGGCATTTTTTACCAAAATTGAGCCACCAACAAAGATTCCAAAACCAGCCAGAGACCAGAACGGACTTCTTACAGTTTCCATGTCTCTGACTATCAATGAGTATGTTGGTGCTGATACCGCAATCAAACCAACAGAGGAAGAGTAATTATTACTGGGAGGATAGGATATGTACAAGATAATAACTATTAGCGGGAACGATTATAAACTGGAATATACAATTGAGGCTTCTTTATATGCAGATTGTGTTAAGGAGATAGCTGGATTGTTTTCCTCACTTGCTTTAGCTTCTGACGAAAAGGATGTTTCTAAAATAATTTCCAGCGTTGCAAACATTCCGCAGACTACGCTTATAGTATTTTATGCTGGGCTTATGGAACACCACGGAGATCACCCAGATGGAGACGGAAAAGTGCCGAATATTGCAACTGCAAAAAGGCTTCTTGCAAGCTATATTCGAGAACATTCTGAGGATGAATTTGGGAATTTTTACGGTGTTCTTGAACTTTGCATTGAACAAATGGAGGAAGACGATTTTTTCAATCTGACCGGAATCGGGACGTTTCTGGAGGATGCGTTCAAGACTTCCAAGAAGAAACCAGTGACTCAACAGAAAAAAACTACAGAGAAGTAATTTGGGATGAACTTTATCCAGAAGCGGTAAAAATTGGCATGAGCAAGCATGACTTTCTTCATTGCACCATAAAAGAGTTTCAACTTCGATTAAAAGCTTGGAGAAACCAAAAAGAAGATGAAATTAATCAGAAGAGCAAATTGATTGATTATCAATCCTGGGTTTCTGGTGCGTATGTTCAAATTGCTATAGCAAGTGCACTTTCTTCCGAGGTTTTATACCCCCAAAAGCCATTTGGAAGTGATGATAAAAAAGAATTGCTTCCAGAAAAGATTTATGATGAAAAAACAGAAGAGGAATTAAAGCAAGAAGAAAGATACTTTGAGCTTCTTGTAAAACAAGCAAATGCGAAACTTGACGAGATAGGTAACGAAGAGGGCAGGCAGGATGATTAGTCTTGTCTGCCCTTTATTTTTTTATGCAAAAAGGAGGGAAATTGAAAATGGCGGATAACACCATTGATACCCTTGATTTACAGGTTAGAAGTAGTACGGCAAAAGCTGTTCGGTCACTTGAGAACTTATCAAGAAAACTTTTGAACGTAAACAGTTCATTTAAGAATCTGAATACAGGTGGATTGCGCCATTATGCCAGAGAAATAGGAAGAGTATCTGCATCCATAAAAACATTAAATGGTGTTAGAGTTTCCTTACCTAATCTTGGTGGTCTTACAAAGCAACTCACCAGCATATCACGTGTAAATTTTTCAGCATTGGATGGAAGCGGGAAATCACTTAAAGATTTTGCGTCTGGTTTATTGTCTATCAGCGGTTTACAGAATATTTCTGTACCCAAAATAGATACTAAAAATATTAATTCAGTAACAAAAGCTATTGAAAAGCTTGGAAAAGTTGATTCTTCAAATGCACAGCAAACAATTAACAGTATACAGAAAGTGGCACACTCTATGTCTGTTCTTAATACTGTTGATTTTAGTGGTTCAAAAGTAATCCAAGGAATTAATGCAGTCAAAAGGCTAATGGAAGTCAAAACGGATAATTTTGACACAACCACTTTGGATAAAATTGCAAATTCCATGAAAAGCTTTTCTGATCTCCCAGATGTATCTTCCAGCACCAACCGTTTTGTTTCTTCTTTACAGAAACTTGTAAATGCTGGTGATAAGGCAAAACAGGTAGAAGTTGCACTTCCTGGGCTTGGAAAACAATTAAAATCTGTGATAAAAACGCTGTCCAGAGTGGGGGATGTTTCCGAACCAACTAACTTATTTGTACAGTCAATCGGAAGATTAGCAAGTGCCGGAAACAAAACAAGTCAGACAGCAGGACAGTTACAGACTTTAGCACAAGAAACAAAGAAATTTTTCAAAGTGATGGAAAACGCTCCAAAAATCAGCGAGAACACTATCCGCATGACAGAAGCGTTAGCACAGCTGGCAAGTGCTGGCGGTAAGGTAAATACTGCAACCAATTCCATATCCAGTGCATTTTCTAAGTTATCATCTGGCACATTAAGTCTTGGGAACCTTGTAATCAAAACTGCTTCAAAGATTGGCAGTGGTATAAAAACTATTATTGGATGGTTTCAACGCCTTGGAAACGGTAGCTCTGGGTTGAAAACTGCTTCATTTAATCTGGGCGCACTTTTTAAAACTGCTGTTGGATTTAAGGCAATCCAGGGAATCATTGACTTTGGAAGAAGTGCGGTTAATTTAGGATCTCAAATTACAGAGGTCGAAAACGTTGTAGATGTTGCATTTGGAAGCATGTCTGATAAAGCTTATCAATTTGCATCCACAGCAAAAGAACAATTTGGATTATCAGAATTGGCGGCAAAGCAATATTCTGGGACCATGATGGCAATGATGAAATCATCTGGTGTTGCGCAAGATGCAGCTTCTAAAATGTCAATTTCTCTTGCTGGATTAGCCGGGGATATTGCATCATTTTACAACATTGATACAGATACTGCTTTTCAGAAAATACGCTCTGGAATTTCCGGGGAAATTGAGCCTTTAAGACAATTGGGTATTAATTTATCCGTTGCAAATATGGAGGCTTATGCTCTTTCAAGGGGAATTACAACATCTTATAATGCAATGTCCCAAGCTGAAAAAGTTGCTCTTCGATATAACTATTTAATGTCAGCCACAGGCGATGTGCAAGGAGATTTCGCCAGGACATCCGGCACCTGGGCGAACCAGGTTCGTTTACTCACTCTGAACTTCCAGTCGCTTTCCGCAGTAATCGGGCAAGGTTTGATTGCTGGCATTCTTCCTGCTATTCAAGCTCTCAATGCGCTTATGTCAAAGCTTATGCAGGCTGCAAATGTATTCCGCAACTTTATGTATGTTTTGATGGGAAAGAAGCTTAAAGGTTCGCAGACTGGTGTTAGTGATGTTGTATCTGATCTGGGTGGAATTGAAACGGCTGTGGATGATGCTTCTTCTGGATTGGATGACGCTACATCATCTGCAAAGAAGCTGAAAAAGGCACTTTCTGTATTACCATTCGACCAATTAAATCAGCTTGCTGATAACTCAAACGATTCCGGGACTGCATCTAAAAGCCTTGGTTCTGGACTTGGCGATTTGGCTGATAGCTTTGCAGGAATACAAGATTCCTTGGACGAAGTTTTGACTGTCGATGAAACACCTATTAACAAATGGGCTTCCAAAATTAGAAAAGCATTCCTGGCGAAAGACTGGGAGGGTGTAGGAACTACTATTGCCGATATGCTTAATCTCGGAATGAGCAAGGTGTATGAGGTTATTAACTGGAAAAATGTTGCCCCGAAAATAACTGAGTTTACAGACGCATTTACAAGAGCATTCAATTCATTAAATACCAGACTTGATTTTGACTTGCTTGGAAGAACTATCGGGACGGGAATCAACACAGCTGTAAATACTCTTAATCAGCTTATTGGTGATGGCGGTATTGATTTTGGATTAATCGGCAGAAATATTGGTGATGGGTTAATCGGCGCACTGGATGAAATCAACTGGACTAATCTGGGTGAATTGCTTGGAAATAAGTTTATGATTTCCTGGAAAATGCTATCTGGATTTGTAAAACGTATGTCAGAAGAGGACGGCGCTGGTGTAACTGGTTGGGATAAGCTTGGTAGTTCACTTGGAAAAGCTTTAAATGGCGCTGTGTCCAAAATTTCCATGAAGGATATTGCAGATTCTTTATCTGGAATTTTAAATGGAGCGTTTAGAAGCTTGACTGCGTTTACCAAAACTGTAAACTGGGATGAACTTACTAATAATATCACAGAGGGAATTTCTACTTTCTTGAAAAAAACAAACTGGAAAGAAAATGGACAAGCACTTGGAGATTTCATATCTCACCTGTGTACGGCGTTGAAAAATACGCTTACAAAAGACACTTTCTATGAATTTGGACAAGGTGTTGGAACATTCCTTGGCGAATTACCATGGGGTGAAATACTTAGTACTGCGGCTGATTTGTTATTGACTGGTCTTACCAGCGCATTAAACGGATTGTTTGATGGATTAGAGGAAAAACACCCGATAGCCGGACATATTGCAGAATGGCTTACAAAAGCGTTTATTGCAGTAAAAATAGCAAATATTACAGGGATTGGAACTCTTGTAGGTTCACTTGTGGGACATATCGCAAGTAAAATAGCTGAAAAGAAAAACGCTGAAATGATTGCTGAAAAGTTAGCAGATGTACTTGGAGATGGCACAAGTGGAGCAAAAGAAGCAATAAAAGATTTGGGGGATGCGGCAGGTTCTTCAAGCAGTAAATTTGGCTCTCTTGCTAAAGCACTTGGCCCTCTTGTTGGTGAAGCTGGACTTATCGTGGCAGTAGGAGCAGCTGCGACAGTAGCAACCTCTCAATTGGCTGGTCTTGTTGAAACCATGCAAGGCGGTAATGGTGTTGGAACCACATTCGGCAATACCATGAATAACTTCATTCAAACTTTACAGAGAAGAGGTGATATTCTTTCTGGGTCGGCAGAGGAAATTTGGCAGTTAAAAGAAAGCCTAGAGCAAGAAGGGATGACCGCCGAGGATAAGGCAAAAGCAACGCAACAATTGATTGATAAATTGGGAGAAATGGGGGTTACATCCGACCAGGCAGAGCAAGCATTTTCTCAATTAAACCAGAAAGGTCTTATTACGGACGACATGTTTAAGATATTGTCCGATTCCATTAAAACATTGGATGATAAAACAACAAATATGGCTGGCAGTATTGACCTTAGTAAACAGTCTATTGATGATTTGTATGACACCGTTCTTCCACAATTGCAAACACAGTTAGGACTTAGCGCTGATGAAATGGTTTCTCTTGATACAGCATTAATGGAAGCTGAAAATTCTGGTGGCACTGCACAGGATGCATTTGATAATATCATGGCACGCGCCAAGGAACTCGGAATCAATACAGAATCTGTAGCCAAGATTTTTGCACAAGTATTCCCAGATGCCGTGAAAGAGATGGAAACCAAGACGAAAACCTCTATCAGCAGCGCAAATACTTTTGTAAAAACTGGAATGGGAAGCATATCCAAAGCTACAGGAACTGCAATGTCTGGAATTCAAACAGCAACCGAGAAAGCTATGTCTGCTGCACAGACAAAAGTAAAAACTGCCACTGACAATATTAGTTCTGATTCCGAAACAAACTGGGGAAATTCCGCAAGCGCTGTATCGACAGCCCTCGGAACCATGGATACCGATACCAAAGATATAATGGGTAAGGTTATGACCACCATTCAAAGCTATTGGTCTTCTGTTCTAATCAATACAAACCAGATTTGGGAAAAGGCTTCTGGTAAAGTTGACACGGAAACTGGGAAAATGAAAACCTACACAGAATCTAATTTGTCTGGGATTTCGGATAAAATTAAAAGGCTATTTAATGTTAATCTTACATCAATTGGTCGGGAAACTGCTCAATCATTCGCTGATGGCATGAAACAAGTACATTTACCAACTCTAACTTATTATATTTCAGAGTGGAGAAAACATGATCTTGGTGGTGGAAGAACTAGTTCTACACCAGTTTACAAGCCTAATTGGTACGCCAAAGGTGGTCTTTTCAACGGCGCACAGGTAATCGGTATCGGTGAAGCCGGTTCTGAAGCCGTCCTTCCGCTGGAAAATCCACGAACCATGAAGAAGATTGCAGACAGCATTGTTTCCAGTTCGGACGGAAGCATGGGACTTACAAAAGAAGAAATGGCAAAAGCAGTAGCACAGGGCGTTGCAATGGCAATGAGTATGAACAGCGGAAATAACAATCCGCAGTACATTATGAATAGCATTATTCTGGACGGAAGCGAGATTGCGAAAGCAGTAACAAAAGCCCAAAATGATACGGATAGCCGTTTCAAACCATCCCCGGCATATTGATTTTTGGCTGATTGTGTGGTATAATTTCTTCAATGAAGAAGTACACACGGTCTTGATTTTTGAGCCGCTAAGAAGAAATTAATATTTCTCGATTTTGAGGAATTTTTATCTTACTTGGCGGCTCTTTTTTATTTTTAAGGGAGGAAAAAAGATGGAAAATTATATTTGTGCTATAAAAAGCCCATTTTCAAAATATCAGCGTTTCGTATATGTAGACCATAAAAATAGGGTTGCGCCCGGATTAATGGAAAAAAGAGGAATCAAAGAGTATATAAATAGAATCGCTGATATCAATAACACAAATTATCTTTTTATTGATTGCGAGGTAGAATCTCAAGATGTCGGTTCTTTTGTGGAAATGCTTGAAGAATTAAAAGGCGTAATGGCAAATGGGAGACACAATGATTACCAAGCAACATATGAGTTTATTCTCGGTACCATGCGTGACATGATGAATAAGAGCAGAAACAAATAATTTTGGTAAAACCAACAGGCTAGACCGATCATCGAAAAGCGGAAATGCCTTGCCGCCTGCCTGTTGATTTACATACAGTTCAAGGCACTTTTTTATACGAAAGGCAGGTATCAATCTATGGAATTTAAGGAAAATTCAAATTGCATTCGCATTCCGATTGCAAGAGAACCAATTATTTATTTCCTTTTAGATGGTAATGAAGTAGTTTATATTGGACAGTCTAAGCTAGGGCTTTTCCGCCCATATAGCCATTCAAATAAACACTTTACTTCGGTTTCTGTTATTAAATGTAAACTTGAAGACTTGGATTCATTGGAAATTTTTTATATTAGAAAATATATGCCAAAATACAACCAAAAAATTGTTGATGATAAACATGAGTTTTCTTTTGGAAAAGTGAGAAAAATTATAAGAGAGCAAACGGAATTTAAATGTTGTACAGTTTTTCACATAAAGAAAATAGTAAAAATTATGAAAATAAACACTATTCCGATTAAAGACGCTTTTTATATAACATCCGACGATTCCGAGAAAATAATTGATTACGTAAAGAGTCATTATGATGGAAATAGATTGGTTTTAGCTTAATATGGTAAATTCAGTGGGCTAGGTTGGCCGCCGAAAGTCTCACCTCCGAGAGATTGCCTACTGTTTTTATATTATCGGAGAAGTTCTTAGATATACGGAGGTTATCTAGCATGAGAAAAGAACAGTTTGTTTCTGAAAGAAGAGAAAGAGATTTCACAGGGGTATTTATACCGTCAAAATTATATCTTACAAATAAATTCAGCCCAAGAGAAAAATTTTTATTAGTGGAAATACATAGTCTTCGCAAAAGAGATAAAAGCGGTGATTGTTTTGCGAGCAATCGGCATTTTGCTGACTTTATTGGTGTGTCTGAACGTACTATTCAGTCAATGCTAAATGGGTTAAAACAGAATGGTTATATAACTTCATGGTATGAATATGAAAAAGATAATCCAAAAGTAATAAAGCATAGACACCTTATTCTCACAGAAAAATTTTATGAAGAATTTATAAATGAGCATGAGCAAAAAGATCAGCCCGAACGTGGTGAGAAAAAACGCATGGGGGATGGTGAGAAAAACTGCACCTTCCGTGGTGAGGAAAACTGCGTGGATAAGTATAACAGTGAAATAAGTATAACAGATATAGATAAGAAAACAGAACAAGACTTTATTGATAATAAAGAAAAAAAGACTTTATCTTATACAGATAAAGATAATCAGACTTCTGCTCCTAATAATTATAATAAATTAAATATATATAATATACCCCCTAGAACCAAGGAGCAGAAAGCCAACCGCTATAATTCTAGGAACCAATCATCTCTCTTAGATTATAAAGACGAGGATGTTGAGAAATTGGTAACCGAAATATACGAAAGTATTTACGGAACAAAAGAGAATATTTTTGAAGACCACGACATTTGCCTGTCTATATTCTTGATTACAGAGTTTTTCAAGAAATATCAAAAATACCGTGAAGAAAAGCACCCGATGGTTACGCCAAGCCAAGCTGAAAATATTCTGAAAATGGTACGCAATCCAGATACAGATATGGCAAAAGATGACTTAGTAGACGATAAAGAAGAACCGCTGTTCTACCTTGACATGATGGAAGAACATTTTAAAACCAAGTGGGGAAAAAGAAACGGCGGAGATTTTGATTATAGAATCATGTTATTCTTTAAAGACACCACACAAAATATGTTATATCAAAGAGTGAAACAGAAAAGGGAGGACACACTATGATATTTTGGCTATCAATAATCATTTTTGCAGTCGGCGTTGTTATTCTGATTGCAAATAGAATAGGAGAATCTTTAAGCTACGAATATGAGTATTCGAATGTGAGCGCAACCGTGCTTGTTTTGGGCGTAGCAGTGGCTTTTATCGGTGCGGTATATCTTTTGATCGCTGGATTGCTTTTAGCAATAAGCCAGACTACGGTTACCGCCACCAGACAGGCAAATGCCGAGAAATACAAAGCATTGACTTACAAACTGGAAAGTGAAGCTTGCCGAGATCAATTCGGACTTCTCAACAAAGAAATTATTGACGAGGTACAGAGATGGAATGTAAAAGTAACTTACTACAAAGCAATGGAGGACAACTTCTGGGTTGGAATTTATTATCCAGATGTGTACGGCGATTTGGGAACGATTGATTATGAGACATATGAGGGAGGACAAAAACCATGAAAAGAATCAAAGCACTACTGGCAACCATTATCTGTATTTGCGTTATCACAGGGCTAACAGGCTGTGCAGCGAATGACGATTACATGAATGACGTGAAAGGAAATCTTTCTGGAAACAGTTACACAATCTATACCTACGACAACTACGGTCAAAAGGTTATGACTACCACTGGGGACAAGATCAACATTGCCGGGAATAAAACCAAATCCAAGGGCTACGATAGTGAGGGTAACGAAACAACCAGCTATGACGTATCTTCCGTTATTACAATTCTGATTGACGGTAAAGAAATTGAAAGCTGTGGTGATACTTGTATTTTTGAGCAAAAAGGATTGAAGCCAGAGGTTGATTTTACACAGGAGAATATAATTAGCCATTCAACCGGGAAGATTTCAGAGAACACATACATAGCCGGGATTGTGAATTATTATAAAAATTATTTCGGGAAATCCAGGGTTGTAGTAATCAAATCTCAACTTGGACAGCCAATAGCTGCATATTCTGGTGACGAGGTGTTCTGGAAAATCCCGGATGATCTACCTAAAATGACAAAGTTAATGATTGACGGAAAAGCTCTTTATATCCACAGGGCAAATTTCCAGATTATTGATAAAGAATTACTGCGATAAAATAACCGGATCCGCTACAAAACCACTCACACTATAAAATATAGGCATAAGCCAATAAAATTGATTTTCGGGCGAAGAAGTCAACAAATTATGGAGGACGTTAGCATGGAAATAAACGGGAATCTTTACTTGGTTTCAAGAACAAAGAGAATAGAATGCGATATGGGTATTAATGATGTGCTTGTATGCGCCAGAAGTGAAAACGAAGCTAAAGGAATCGCTCTGAGCCTTGGCTTGATTTGGGAAGGGGAGAGTAAGAAAGATGTTGAGATAACAAAACTCCATGAAGTTAATCCTGGAGATATTCTTTTAGCTGGGTGAGGAGGAGAAAGAAAATGTATAGACCATTATTTGAACCAGGAGACATTGTACAGCACTTTAAGAGAGAAACCATCAAGGAGCCACGCAACAACGAGTATTTGTATAAGTTTATCGGATATGCCAGACATACAGAAACAGGGGAAGATTTGGTAGTATACAGAGCTTTGTATGGCGGTAAGGAACTATTTGCCAGGCCAACAAAGATGTTTTATAGCAAGGTAGATTGGAACAAATACCCAGAAATAAAGCAAGAGCATAGGTTCGAGAAATATCATGGGGTTCTTTACGCTGATGGACTTTAAACAGACTTACTTTTCCATCTGGCAAGATATATGGAATCTCCACAAGAAGTATGCTTTTATCTCAAAAGACGATATTCCACAGTGGGAAAATCTCACCATGGAAGCAAAGCAGATTCACGATAAATACACTGATTCGGTTGGTGCGAAATTTGCCGAAGCTCTTTTGATTGCCGTAACTGCGGAAATTGATAGAAAAGCGAAATAGTGCTTCCAGAATACGTCCCAAGGTGGTACAATATGGGTATCAATTATTGGGAGGTACGTATGTATGAAGAAAGCGAAAAGAGTTATTGTTGCGGCAACCGTGATGGCAAGTTTGGTGACTGCGACACCTGTCATGGCGTTTAAGTGGGAAATCGGACAGAAGGAAGAAATTACAGAAACAGCACAAATAGAACCAGCTACAGAAGAAGAAACAGAAGCGGTTTTTTCTGTATGCAAGGATTTATGGGAAGATTTGCAGCTAAAAACTTATAAAATGAGCCATTCTGAAAGATTTGGAGATTCTGATGCTTCAGAGGACACGGAGAACTATTACGAAGACGTAGTTAAAGAAATTTATTCGAAAAAAATCAACGATTATCCAGACTTTTCAATGGGCGATGAAGTGGCTGTAAATGGATATGTATTGCAGACAATACAAATTCCAACAGACCAAGAGTGGCAAATAAATAGTATTAATAAATCTGGGGCATACAGAGTGCAAATTGCAATGGATGACGGAATAACATATACTGGATATGATGAGTTTGCAATGATGGTAAGAAGCAACAATGCAAGCGTAATGAGCCTACAGGCTGGAGATTATGTTACTGTTGAGGGAATATTTTTAAAACCAGACGCAATTTCCGCACAAGACTATATATATGACTGTTCTATCTCAAAATGCGAAGATATACCGCAAGTCCCGCTTGGAAAGAAAAATGCGTTGAAGGCGGCAAGGAATTATTTGGAGTTAATGCCATTTTCTTATGATGGATTAGTTGGACAATTAATAACATTTGATAAATACAATCAAGAAGAAGCCGAATATGCAGCAGACTTTTGCGGAGCAAGTTGGAACAGGCAAGCTGAAAAATCTGCGAAAAATTATTTGGATTTAATGAGCTTTTCAAAAGATGGGTTAATTCAACAACTAGAAACGTTTGACAAGTTTACTACTGAACAAGCAGAGTATGGAGTTACGCAAGCAGGGTATTAAAAGAGATTAGGCTAGGGATTCCTCCCTAGCCTTTTATCTTAATTCATCCAGCTATATGTATACGAATCATTTACATATACTTCAAATTTATCTGGTATGATATCCTCGAAATTCCTATCAAATGGAAAATCAAATTCGAGATAAGCTGTTGAGCCTGGATTTTTTACATCGGCACTATGATCATCATACCCCACTATCCTACCATTTTTATAAAATACAATTGCAATAGTGGTAAACGCATTTTTCCGTCCATTGTTATCTACTTTTACCACTACATTTCTATTTCCAAAATTGGCTGAATAATGAATTCCCGAGTTATTTGTTATAATATTTGAAGCTCTTTCAATTCTCAAATTTATCTTAAAAGAATCCCAAGTCTTGTCGTGATTCCAGCCTTGAAGTGCACATTTTGAATGTGCCGCAAATGCATAATTATAATCTTTTTCTATTCCAACCATTGTTCCATTCAGATAATAAACAAACTCTACTGTCAGATCAACGGCATAATCATAATGGTTTTCCAGGATTGCCACAGCTCCATACGGCGTAGATTCTGCATGATAACTAACAACATTCTTTTTACCACTGCTGTTAGCATTTGGATTTCCACCAAAACCGCCATTGCCATTAGAAGCCTTTTTCACAGTAACTTTACAGGTATATTTCTTTTTACCAATCTTTGCAGTAATTGTAGCAGAGCCTTTCTTTTTCGCCTTTACACGTCCTTTAGAAGATACCGTTGCAACAGATTTCTTACTGCTTGTCCATTTTACTTTTCCTTTTGTTCCAGTCACTTTTAATTGCAATGTTTGACCGACTTTCAAAGTGACTTTTTTCTTGTTAATTTTACCGGCCGCCGATACTGGAACTGCCATACAGACAATCAGTAACATAATGGTAAAAATTGCCAGTAACTTTTTGGATTTTTTCATATGCGTTTTCCTCCCTAAATCAGTATGATATTTGTATTTTACCACTCCAAAACGGATAGTGGAATAGGAAATTTGAAAAAAAATAACGATTCATCAAAATGACGAATCGTCAGTAAAAAACTGTCGTGAATTTCAAGACGGTTAATAGCTGTTCCACAAATTTATGGAGCTGTTTTTCGCAATGAGAAGCGAACGGACAAATTGACCTTTCGTTACTATGGCAAACTGTTTATTCATACAAGGTGCACAAATTTGAGCAGCTTATATGGGTTTTAGCCATACATGGCGAAAAGGCGTAGAAATTTCGACACCTTTTATTTTAAAATGGGTGCTTCTAATTTGATGCACCCTATTTCTATGATTGATATTTTGAACTATCATCAATTTGATGACGGTTAGCACTTCGGACAATTTGTCCTAGGTTCGACACAATGGCTAGTGACTCCGCATTCATGCGGAAAAGTGGATGCTTCAATCACCAAAGTCAATTTTACTTCGTCTAACTGCGACTCTTCCTAAAAGACGAGACGCACACTGTCGAAAATTCGACAGTGAATAAGCCTCCGAAATTTCGGCTCCATTATTTTGTGGAAGCCAATTCTGCTAAAATTTTAGCGAAAAGGTGTTCGCCATAATGACGAGAACCTTGATTGATATGTTTTCTAAAAAAATAGAAAATGTTATTGACTTCTAAATGACTTCATGGTATATTATAAATAAGAAGTCAATATGACTTCAAGAAAGGAGAAATGCTACTAATGAGTATTAAAACATTTACGTTAAGACTGACAGAAGAACAGCTTGATTTTGTCGGTGAGAAAGCAAAAGAAATGGGGGTGAGTAAAAACGATTATATTCGCAGATTAATTGATGGAGATATTCGTGCAGACAAAGAGGATAAAATCTTACAGGAAATTATCGAAATCAAGAATATGTTAAAAGCAAACAAATAAAAAAGGATTCCCGCACCCTGGAAAAGTCGGAACCCTTTAAGCACTCAACACACCGAAGTGGTTGATATTGTTATTATATCTCCCTTCGGTGTAATTGTAAACACCGAAAGGAGATTTTTTATGGCAGATTTGAAGATTATTGAAAATGAATTAGTTCCTGTGTATGAAACCGAAAAAGGAATTAAAGTTGTGTACGGAAAAGACTTGCATAAAAGTTTAGCAGTCAAGACCGATTTTTCCACATGGGTAAAGAGAAGATTATCAGAGTGTGATGCCGAGGAAAAAGAAGATTTTGACCTGCTCCCCAAAATTGAGGAGCAGGTAACAGGCAGTAAACACACGATTGAATACCTCATCAAACTTGACACTGCCAAAGAAATGGCAATGCTTGAACGCAACGACAAAGGAAAACAGGTTCGCAAGTATTTCATCCAAGTGGAAGAGAAATACAAGCAGACAGCAATCAACATTAATCAATTGTCCCCGGAACTGCAAATGTTTAATCAGATTTTTCAACAGGTAGCCAAGACTGAACTGGAACAGAAGAAACTTGCGGAACGTGCCGACCAACAAGAGAAGAACATGAAAACCATCATTGATACCTTTAAAGGAACGGATTCTGATGTTGGCACAGAGAAGTGGGTAAACAGATGTATTTCAAAGATTGCCGAGAGTGACGATTTCTCTTACTCATTCGGAAATAAATACGCCGCCGCCAGAAACGAAAGCTACCGCAGATTATCGGACAGAGCTGGTTGCCGATTGGATCAGCAACTTAGAAATGCGATTTCCAGAGCCGAGGAAAGAGGATGCACCAAGGAACAGACTAACCAGATCAACAAACTGTCCGTGATTATGCAGAATAAGCGGCTGAAAGAGATTTACGTTAGCGTGATTAAAGAAATGATGATTGCATACAGAGTAGAAATCGCATAATCAGATTTTTACAGGGATACACAGGAGGAAAATAAAATGACAAAGGCTGAATTACAGAAAACAATTGACGAACTGAACGCAGATAACAACGAGTGCTTAGTGCTTCTGGATGAGTATATGTACAGACAGAGAATCATTGAAAATCTTATCAATTTGAAAGACCTGTCAAAATTAAAGGGAATGTATCTCTTTACCAAACAGTTAATCGGGGAAGCGTGATATTATGGCAAATAGAATCCAGTTCAATGACTTTCAGAAAAAGAGCGTGTACGCCAAGTGCAACGGAAAATGTGCGATATGCGGTAAGCCTGTCAAATTCAAGAAAATGACAATCGACCACATTACGCCGTTGTCCCGGGGCGGCACCAATGATATTAAGAATCTGCAACTGGCTTGTAAGCGTTGCAATAGCATGAAGAGCAACATGACAATGGATGATATGATGGGGCAGATTTCCGAGATTTTGAAGTATAACCGCAAACAGAAATTGATTAGAATGTTGGGAGGAATTGTGGAATGATTGACTATAAAGAAGAAATCAAGAAACTTTTGGAGAAAGTAGATGATTATTATGATCTCAAAAGAACATATAAGTTGCTCGAATATCTGTACTTAGAGGAAGTTTTAAAAACAGTGAAATGATACCAAAGTATACTGAATGATACTTTCACCGTATGCTATAATATACAATCATAATAAGCAAATTTAGAGCGTTTACCTTTCGGGGTAGGCGCTTTTTTGTTGCCAAAAAATAAATCATAAAGGAGATATGAATTTATGCTGGTAGAAATCGTTGGAAAAAGATACGAAGAAAAGTTACTTACTACGTCAAGAAAAATCGCAGAATCTTTCGAAAAAGAGCACAAGGAAGTAATAAGGGCAATTGAAGGACAAGTTGACGCAGAGGGTAAAACCAAACATTTAGGTCTTGTAACACAGATTTCTCAAAGGGGAGATATCCCCCTTTCTGATTATTTTATAAAAACTTCTTATATCGGAGAAAACAATCGTGAGTATACCGAATACCTTATAACAAGAGATGGATTTTCCTTGTTAGCCATGGGATTTAATGGTGAAAAAGCATTACAGTGGAAACTTAAATACATTGACGCTTTTAATAAAATGGAATCTGAATTAAAAAGAATTCATACAGAACGTCAGCAATGGCAAATCGAGCGTGACAAGGGTGTTGTTATTCGACATATCCTAACAGATACAATTAAGATGAAAATAACGGAAAGCCAAAATAAAAGATTTGCTTATCCAAATTACACAAATTTAATTTATCGTAATTTATTCGGAAAAACAGCCAAAGAGCTTGAAAGTGATTATGGGGTAAAAGCAAAAGAAAATCTTAGAGATTTCTTCACAGGTGATGACTTAGCAAAAGTACAAAATATGGAAATGCTTGTAAGCAGCCTTATTAATTGCGGATGGGGATATCAGCAAATTAAAGAATTTGTTCAAAGTGAAGCAACTAAAATGATTGCTTGAGAGCACTCTAATTTGAAATCAGAGTGCTAAAGTAGGTGAATATATGGCAGAAGTATTTCTTAAAGTGGATGGGGTAGCATTGCCCTGTCCTTCTTCTTTTACATGGGGATTACAGGATATATCGGCATCAGAATCCGGCAGAACAGATGATACGACCATGCACAAAAACAGAGTTGGACAGAAACGGAAACTGTCTGTAGGTTGGAATGGCCCAGATTGGGACACTGCTTGCAAAATTATACAGGCGGTAAACCCAGAGTACATACAGGTCACATATCCAGACTTGTTATCTGCAAACAAGCACGAAACCAGAACATTTTATGTTGGTGACAGGGAATCCCCTTTTAAGTGCTGGTGGGTTGGCAATGAGCGCATGGAAGGACTTAGTTTTGATTTTATCGAGAGGTAAGATATGCGAAATTTATCAACGGAATTTAAAGAACAACAGAATAGTGGGAATCGTAACTATCTGAAATATGCAGATTTTACCTTTACGGACGGAAGCACATTATCCATTACCGACAAGGACTTGTGGTCTAATGGCTTCAAATTTGAGGATGCAGTATCGCAAAGTGGTTCTTTTGATATCGGCGCAGCTATCGTAAATAAGCTGACATTGCAAATCAACAACTTTTCTGGCAAGTACACAGATTACATCTGGGACGGAGCGAGAGTCGTTTGCCATATTGGGCTTGAATTATCTACTGGTATTGAAAGAATCCGTATCTGCACCATGACAGTAACAGATGCACCATATCAGAACACAGCAATTATCAGTCTAACTTGCGAAGATTCCATGCGATTATTTGATCGCGATTATTCAGAAAGTAAACTGACTTATCCGGCAACAAGATTACAAATCATCCAGGATGCTTGCAATGTGTGCGGAGTAACACTTCAATCTACAAGGTTTGATAATGATGATTTTGTGATTCAGAATCGACCAGACGATAGTAGCATTACTTTCCGACAGGTAATTGCATGGGTAGCGCAGATGGGCTGCCAGTGGGCGAAATGTGACGAATATGGTCGCTTATGCTTTGGATGGTATGAACGTGAAGTCCCGGATAATTTTTATGATTTGGTGGAAACTCCATGGAAAGATGTAGAAGGTAACGACATATTAGATACCACTGGTGAACAAATCATTACTATCATGCAGACTGGGATTACAGCAATTCAAACAAACGGATTTACTCCATGGCTGTATGATCTTGAAATAACAGGTGTAAAAGTTACAGAATACGTTGAAAATTCTTCTCAAAATGAAGCGAAAACATATCAGTCGGGGGAATCTGGCTATGTTATCGAAATTAGTGATAATAAGCTAATTCAAGAAGGCTCTGGCGAGAAAATCTGTCAAATTATCGCAGACAGGTGCGTGGGGCTGAAATTCAGACCGTTTACCACAGGCGCATTGACCAATATTGCATGGGAAGCTGGTGACACCATTGAGATTTCCGACAGAAATGGGAAACAGTACAAGAGCTTCCTAACTTCTGTTGCTTTGAATCCAGGCACATTTGAGCAGCTTGAATGCAGTGCTAAGAGTGTATCTAGGAATAAGCAGAAACAATACAGCCTTAATCAACAAGTACAGGCAGAAAACAAAAAGAATTTAAGAGATGAACGTACCGCCAGAGAAAAAGCTATAGAGGAGTTGTCTAATCGTTTAGCGGAATCCTCTGGCGTATATACTACCGTAGAGCAACAGCCGGACGGAAGCAATATTTATTATCTTCACAACAAGCCACAGTTATCCGATTCTGATATTGTATGGAAAATGACTGCGGAAGCGTGGGCTGTTTCTACAGATGGCGGACAACATTGGAATGGTGGTATGACTGTTGATGGTGATGTGATTGCCAGAATTCTTACTGCTACAGGTGTTAATGCTGACTGGATTAATACAGGAACCATTAAGGCTATTGATAAAGATGGAAACACAACTTTCCTGGTTGATGTAACAACAGGAAGAGTTGTTATTAATGCGGATTCCGTCCAAGTCAAGGGAAAAGATGTTAATGCGATTGCAAAGGAAAAAGCAGAAACAGAAGTTAATAATTTTATCAGCAATACATACACAACTGATATCAATAATTTACAGTCTCAAATCGATGGACAGATTGAGACTTTTTTTTATGATTATGAACCAACCTTACAGAATATCCCGGCTTCTGGATGGACTACAAACGAAGAACGAAAGAAACATGAGGGTGACTTATTTTACTGGAAATCCAAGGGATATGCGTACCGTTTTATGCAAGATGGGGCAACTTGGAAATGGCAATTGGTACAAGATACCGATATAACGTTAGCACTTGCCGCCGCAGAAAAAGCACAGGACACAGCAGATCATAAGCGTAGAGTATTCGTAGTTCAGCCAGAACCGCCTTACGATATTGGGGACTTATGGACACAAGGCTCTAATGGTGATTTGATGAGATGTAAAGTTGCCAGAGCAAGCGGTTCTTATGATTCTTCCGATTGGGAAAAAGCTTCAAAATACACAGATGATAGTTCGTTAGATTTATTTATCAATGGTGTTTTTAAAGATTCTCTTAATTCTTTAAAAACACAGATTGATGGAAAGATTGAGACTTGGTATCAGCCAAACGATCCATCTGTAAAATGGACAAAAACAGAGGAATATCCATGGTGTGATATTGACGGAAACAAGATTCTGGATGAATCCGGGAATGAAATTGTTTTGGTATGGGAATCTGAGAAGGCAGAGCATGAAGGCGATCTTTGGCATAATACCACGGATAACACCCAGTGGATATACAAATCTGGCATCTGGCAACCACAGTCCATACCAAATGAATTGTTGGACAAGATAGACGGTAAATCATCTGTTTACATGATTCAGCCAACACCACCATATTACGAAGGTGACTTGTGGGTAACGACCAATAGTGAAGGAAAGGCTTCTCTCAAAACTTCTTTTGTAAATCGTATTAATGGTGACTTTACTGCATCCGATTGGATTGACTTCAAGTACGCAGACAAAGACGATATCAAAAATGCAATTGATAATTACGATACCAGTCTTGGACAGGATGAAGTGTTCAATAAACTCACAAAAGGCGGGACAGAACAGGGAATCTATATCGAAGATGGAAAAGTATACATCAATGCAAAATACATTCTAGCTGGATTACTTGCCGGTGAGAGAATTAACGGTAGAGGATTAAAAGTCATTGATGATAACAAGGACGTAACCTTAGAAATCGACAGCAAAGGAAATGTCATTCTAGCTCCAAAGACTTTTTCGTTACAAGGGAAAACAGTAAAGGAAATTGCAGATTCTTCTGCCAGTACCGCAGTTTCTGGACAGACACAAGCCGATATTTTCAACAAACTCACCAATGGCGGCAAGGCACAGGGGATTTACTTGGATGAAAACGGAAATGTCTATGTAAACGGAGAATACGTGCAAGCCAAAGGTATTAAGGTTGTTGATAGCAATGGAAAGACCACTTTTGCTATTGACAAAACTACTGGTGCAGTAACAATAGCAGCTTCACAGTTTACATTAGGAGATAAAAGCGTTACTGATATAGCACAGGAAGAAGCTATAAAACAAGTCCAAGATATTACATCGGACAATATTATTAAAGGCTATTATCTAACAGAACAAAATGTTAAAGATTATTGGTCTACACAGAGTGCATATACATATGAGTATGGAGTTCAGGATGTAGATGGCGGCAAAAATGCAATTAAAATAAACGGAACTGGAGCACAATTTGGAACGAAAAATTATAAGCCAATAAAAGTTACTGGAAATTATACTTTTTCGTTTTGGATAAAAACTAGTGTTGCAACACAAGTATATGTGTATCTTGGAAGTAAAACAATATTAAATGCTAAAACTACAACTGAATGGCAAAGACTGCAAGTAACAACAACTTTATCTAGCTTACCAAATGATAGTTTAAACAGTTTGAGAATCTTGACATCATCAGTTGGGTCTAGCGTAAAATATGATACTTATATTTATATGCCAAAACTTGAATACGCTTACACAAATGAGCAAGTGTTCAATATGCTTACAAACAATGGTGCAATAAAGGGCATGTACATGGAAAATGGAGAATTGTATTTTTCATTCACATATGCACATGGCGGCACATTGAAGCTTGGCGGTTCAAATAACGGGAACGGATTGCTTTCCATTCTGGATGCAAGTGGTGCACAGGTTGGATATATTGACAATACAGGTGTTCATTTTAACCAAGGTGAATTTTCTGGAAGTGTAAAGTCACTAACTGGGGAAATTGGAAACTGGCAGATTGATAAAACAAATGGAAAATTAACCTCTGCAAATGGAGCCATTGTACTTGATGCAAAAAACAACATGGTAACCATAAATGGCGTTGATCTAAAAGCAAATGGAAGCGGATTTGTAATTGATGGCGGCATAAAAATCAGAAATCCACTAAGCGGTTTCGGTGATGCTACGAATTTTTTCTGTCTTGAAAATATGGGAAATATTACAGACGGAACACACTTGGGTATTAATTCAGATGGAATGGTTATTAAAGTCCCATCATCTTCTTGGCGTTATAAGTCAATTCGGACAACAGTTAAAGAAGAAGAGCTGGAAGAACTCTATAGGACAAAGGTTGTTTGGGCGAAGTATAAAGAAGGATATCTTGATAAAAACGACAGCAGATACGATAAGTTAATGCCAATGTTTCTTGCAGAGGACATGGAAAGGCGTTTTCCAATTGCAGTAAACCATTTGCCAGATGGAAAGCCAGAGGATTGGAACTACAGAATTATGATCCCATCCATGTTCGCCATGATAAAATTCAATCACGAGAAAATCAATGAACTCAAATCCGAAAATGAAGAATTAAAATCGGAATTAAAAAGCATTAAAGAAGAACTTGCAGAAATCAAAAAAATTTTAAGCAAATCGGTATAAAGAGGGTGAGAAATCATCCTCTTTTTTAGTAGATCAAACATCAAAACCAATAATTAAAGGAGGGCAACAACATGCCAAAATGGACAGAATACACATCAAAAGATACGTTAGCGGATAATGACGAAGTAATGTTGTATGACGCAACTGCGAGAGCGAATAAACGTGGACTAATGAGCAAGTTTTGGGATTATGTAGTTGATAAAATGGCAACGGCTGTTATCTCGAAATTGGAGACTAATAACAAGACAATCATCGGGGCAATAAATGCACTAAATAGTGACTCATTATCACGAAAGACAGAAAACATTACACAATTACCGGATGGAAATAAAGCTAAATTAATATCAATAGGTAGCACTGGTATTGATGTGGGTAGTACAGGTGAAAAAATTCCATCATGGTCTTTTGGAATATTTTTACCAAGCAGCGGAGGTTCTGACGCCTGTTTACTTTGTGCCAATTCTACACAGATTACCATAGCATATAAATCAAGTGGTGTTTGGGTCTCTTGTAAAAGAATCGGATAAAATAATTATTTTTCTTTCCACTCATTCCAAATATTTTCGAATTTATTTCTGACATATAGTTTTGTGGTAAGAAGCGATAAAAATTCTTGTATGGCATATTCAGTTGAATCAACATACATGGTTCGAACAATACCATACTCTTGAACAGGAACATTCTTACAATCCGGCTGACTTCTATGGAATATTTGCATATTAGCTTTTATAAAAGGAATTTCGTTTAAATCGCCAAAATAAATACCGTAGTTGACTTTATCACTATAGAGTTTATTGGAGAAGTAAGAAAAAAATAACAAAACACTACCAAACATAAAATGAATATGCTATAATCAGCATATCAAAATCGGAAAAACAAAAAGGGAGCTGAGTTCCCGTCTACCAAACAAAAAACTCAGCTCCAAGCACCACAAATGGTACAGCTATATTATAACATAGTACCTTCCCTTTGTGAATCATAATCATCGTAAATATATAGGATAAAGAGTTTATGCTAAAGAGCATCCCATTTGGGGTGCTTTTTATTATGCACTTTTTTAACATCAACAATGAAAGGAGAACATACATGAATATCAATACCTCATTAATCAGCAACAACAACAGCTACGCAGGACAAACGCCTCTGTATATTGTCATTCATAATACAGATAATACAGCCAAAACAGCAGATGCCAAAGCACACGCTACCGCACAGCATAACGGCAATTTTAAAGGCTATTCAGCCCACGTATTCGTTGACGATAAGTCAGCATACCAAGCCTTGCCGTATAATCGTGGAGCATGGCATGTTGGTGTAAATTACGGCGGTAAGCTTTTTGGAACTGTAAATAATCACAACTCTATTGGAATTGAAATGTGCATGAATGCCGGATATAACTACGAAAAAGCATTCCAGAATACAGTTGATGTATGCAAGCAGCTTATGAAGAAATACGGCATTCCAGCAAGCCGAATAGTGCAGCATTACGATGTGTGCGCTAAGAATTGTCCATCTGTTATCCGTGGAAAGGGTGACTGGGATAGATTCAAAAAGCTTATTTCCAGTGAAACCGTGACAGCACCAACCACAAAGCCGACAGCAAAGGTTGATAAGTATTACCGTGTCCGCAAGACCTGGAAGGATTCCAAGAGCCAGATCGGGGCGTACAAGTCACTCAAAAATGCAAAGAAAGCTTGCAAAGCCGGTTATTCTGTTTTTGATTGGAATGGAAAAGCTGTGTATTCCGTGACTGCAAAGAAAAGTGTAGCCAAGGTAGCAAAAGAGGTAATTAACGGCGAGTGGGGGAACGGACAAGATAGACGAGACCGCCTGGAAGCTGCCGGCTACAATTACACAGAAGTGCAGAAAAAAGTCAATGAATTACTGAAATAATAACACTCCCGGGGCTTTCCCGGGAGCTACTTAAATGTTGTATATTCTTCAAATTCGTTTCTTATTTTCGCAAAGTCTTTTCTTCTGATCGGCACAGTATTCCCAGAAAACATAAGGAACGAAGTATTTATTTCTTTTACCTCATCCATGTTTATTATGTAGCTCTGGTGGCATCTTAAAAATCTGGAATCCAGTAATTCTTCAATATCAGACAGTTTACATCGTTCCGTATAAACAATACCGCAAGTGCAGTGGATAATGATGTATTTGTTTCGACTCTCAATATATTCGATATTTTGAAATTCCACCCGATGAATAAAGTCTTTTCCTTTTATCATAAGAGTGCTTTTGCTGATATGTTCAAGAGCATGATTGAAAGCAGTATACATTCTGCCGTTTTCAGATCCTTTTATAATATAGTGAATTGGGAGTAAATCAAGAGCTTCAAAAACATACTCTTTGTGGGCTGTCCAGAAAATAATATTTCCATCATAGCCATTTAATCTCAATTCCTTTGCAACTTCAATTCCATTTTCTTCTCTCAAAACGATATCCAAAACTACAATATCATACCATTCGCCATCTGCCACATCATCAATAAGTGGCTGTCCTTTATCATACGGAGTAATCAATGCTTTTATATCACCATTTCGTTTGAGAAAATTATTAATCCGATGCATAAATATACCAATCTGGATTTCGTTATCATCACATATTGCAATTCGCATTCAAATCATCCCTTTTCATGTAAAATTCGCCACCAGAGGTGCTAATTTCGCCATTTCCTGTGTAATTGTATATTTTTTGATACAATGTTATTGTAATACATTAAGATGATAGTGTAAAGGGGATGGATTCATGGAGAAACATAAAAAAATCATAATTGTGTTTATACTGATATTCGTGCATGTGCTCTTGACTCAATATGTTTACTTCTGCCCGGAGCGTAGTATTATCTTTGGGAGGGGTAAAACTATCGCAATTGCAAAAACAGAGGTAAAACAGGTTGTCCATGAGCGCTATAAATCCCTCACTGACAAGAATCCAGCCCCTTTATTTCTATCTACATATATAACGAATGAAAAGTACCAAAATCACAATATCTATACTGAAAAAAACATAATTTGCAATAATATCGAGGAAAAGCAACTTGCCAGAAAGGACTTGAGTGGAGATGATTCCGTCCCATTATATGGTTATGAAAACATGATATAATTTAGTAAATAAGAACAGATGTTCTTGCTAAAATGAAACTGGATTTTTTTCTGGAAATGTGGTATAATAATATTAACCGCCATCCAGTATTGATTGACACGTTCTTGAAAAAGGGCTTAAATGTCTGTCTCATACTGGATGCTTTTGGATTAGAGAGCGTAAAACGAATGTTAGGAACGTTTCTAACTCAACTCTCCGTACCACTATTGAAGCGCTTTATAGCGGAAGGCTATATTGCCACAATAACTGCCAGAAGAGGGAGGATTTATACATATTGGGGCAGAGAGCAGATGTTTAAGGCTTTGTATTAGTGGGAGGTTCCTTAATGGATTATAAGAAAGAAATTATTGAGATGATACAAAAGATTGATAACCAAGAAATACTAGCTTTTATTTATGGCATATTAATTGGTCTAGGTCTGAAATAAAAAAAGGAGGGGGGAAGGATTATTCCTTCCCCTTGAGCATTCCTTTACCAATTTTCAAATATTCTTTTCTTTGACTATCTGTCATATCTCTAAATATCTGAATTAATTCCGCTACACCGTCAAAATCAATTTTAAAGAGTTCTCCCAAAACAATTCCTGTGTCTAATTTTTTTTGAACTGCCGGATTATCGTCATTAAACATTGGAACATCATAGCCCATAAGCCAAGCTTCTTGAACACCGTATGCATTGGCTATTAATGTCAATTTATTTTGGCGTGGCTTTCTCTTACCGTTCACATACATTGATATGGAAGATTTCGGAAGTCCTGTTTTCTTAACCATATCCATTTGATCTACATGAAAATAATCTAAGAGTTCCTGGTAGCGTGTCTCTTTAGTATCCATTATTTCTTTCCTCCTTTCTAGTTCACATTATACTACGAAAAGTTCACAAATACAATAGAAAAAACAAAAAAAGTTCCGAAAATGTGAATTTGAGTGTTGACAATTACAAAAGAGGTGTTATAATAAAGACAGTTCACAAAAGCGGAACAGAGAGGAGTGATAAGAGTTGAAAACTACGCCAACATATGATTATTCTAAATTACGTGGACTAATTAGAGAAAAGATTGGTACAGAGGGAGAATTTGCGAAGAAGATCAATAGAACCCCTAATTATGTAAGCAAAGTATTTAGAAATGCTACATATTTAAGCCAGGAAGATATTAGCAAAGCAGCTACTCTTCTGGATGTACCAGCAACTGAAATTGGAGTTTATTTTTTTTCTCCGCAAGTTCACAAAACCGAAACTTTATAAGAAAGGAGAAAAGCAATAGACGATTTAGTTTATCTTCGTAATGAAGAAGCTGTCTGTGATAGTTTACAGGTGGCTAAGAAATTTGGGAAAAGACATGACAAACTCATTTCCGAAATTGAAAGAATGTATTCTGATTTGATTGGAAAAGGGTGTGCTCAAAATGGTGGAGACCCCTTATTTATTAAAAGCAGTTATGTACATCCTCAAAATAAACAGACTTATCCATTTTATATAATGAATAGGGATGGATTTTCTTTACTGGTAATGGGATTTACAGGAAAAGAAGCCCTTGAATGGAAATTGCAATACATAAAAGCTTTTAACCAGATGGAGAATTTCATTCGTGAGAAATCAACCCAGGTTTGGGTTGAAACCAGAAAAGCCGGCAAACTTACCAGAAAGGCAGAAACCGATACTATTCAGAAACTTGTTGAATACGCCAAAGTACAGGGAAGCAGTCATGCAGAAATGCTTTACATGACATATTCCAAATTAGCAAACAAGATGGCGGGGATCAATAAGAGAGATGAAGCTACGGTAATGCAACTCAACAACCTGTCCTTGATGGAAAATATTATCTTACATGAAATTGATCTCGGAATCATGCAAGGAAAACATTATAAGGAAATCTACAAAGACTGCAAGAAGAGATTGGAGACAGTTAAAGATTTGGCTTATCTGGAAGCGGTTTGAGAGGAAAGCTCATAAGGAGGTGGGAAGATGACAATTATCAAATTTAAAAATGGGGAAACAATCGAAATTCCGTGCGTGTTCCAGGATGATATTGTGAAACCAGACATTAGAGATCAACTGATACGTTTGGAATGGGATGACGATGGAAAACAATATTGCTTGAAATTTAATCCAGTAGATGTGCTCTATGTAAAAGAGATTGCACATTCCTAAAGGAGATTATATCACAGAAAGGAGACTAATGAACGAATTACAGATTTTTAATTCGCCAGAGTTCGGAGATATTCGGACAATAACTATTGATAATGAACCTTGGTTTTGCATGATTGATATATGCAAAGCATTAGAAATTTCAAATCCGAGCCAGGCAAAGACAAGGTTAAATGCAGATGGGGTCATTACAAATGAGGTCATTGATGGTATCGGGAGAAAGCAGAATGCTAACTTTGTAAATGAACCCAATATGTATAAATTGATTTTCCAGAGCAGAAAAGAATCTGCCGAAAGGTTTACAGACTGGGTGACAAGTAAAGTTCTCCCAGAAATTCGAAAGACAGGTTCCTACAGAAAACCATTGACGGTTGCCGAACAAATTCAGATTCTTGCCCAGGGCACAGCAGATCATGAGGAAAGAATCGAAAAACTTGAAAATACAATGACAATTGACTACGGTCAGCAAAAATATCTTGGGGATCTGGTTTCGCTAGTGGTTATTGAAGCGTTGGGCGGAAAGAAATCTAATGCCTATTCAGAAATCGGAAAGAAAGTATTCGCAGAATGTAATCGAGATGTGAAATCTTATTTCGGTGTAAACGCAAGAAACAACATTCCAAAATTAAGATATGAGGAAGCTGTGAAGTACATCAAGGGATGGCAACCGTGTACAAATACAAAAATGCAGATTCGCGATTGCAATTATGATATTAATTCAGAAAGAAAATGAGGGTAAAACAGTGAAAGATATTAAAAGCTACGAATTTTATGGAGATAATCCAGAAATTTTTCATTCTCTTGTAGGTTTTGAAATTGCAGATATTTTGTTCACACATACCAAAGAAGAAAATGAGAATGTAGTTGTTGTGAAGTGTGCAAATAAGCAACATGTTGAAATTGATCTTCTCTTTAAAGAAGATGGAATATTTGTTACTGAACCATTTGCGGTGGATGAAGATCTTACAATTATTGAATAGGGGAGGTGAACAAAGAATGTTAGCAGATGATTACGTTGCTGAAAGGTTATCCGATTATGATTCCAAAATATATCAGTTATATCGCCACAAAAACGGACAGAAGGCAAGCGACCTTGTAGAAAAAGTAAAAAACGAAATTGCCGAATGCGGTCTGTCCGCCACTGAAGCGAAAGGCTTTTTAGAGTACATGAAGATTGTTATTGACGCTCAGTCACATCTTCCCATTCAGAAATAACGGAAGTTTTTATTGTTTCTGCTCCGGGAACATTGCCATCATCAATCTCATTTGCGGCATGAAGCATTGAAATTATTTTATGAGAATAAGGATGTTCCTTTCCGCAATTCGGGCACACAACCTTGTCTGTACTTATTCTTTCACTTATATAGTAATCGCAATGACAAGTACAGGAAACTTTTAATTTGAGAAACATTTTAACATACCTCCTTTCTGAACACATTATACCATTCAGATGGAGAGAATAAAAGAAAATAGGGAGGAAAAACAATGATTAAATTTGAAAACGGATTAGTTAATATTTCTGGTAAAGGGATTGATATTCTTTCAGAGTATGCAGTTATCACCCATGAAATTAAAGAGATGTTCGCAAAAAATGGTGGAGAAGAGAAAGAAATAAAAGAGCAGCTTAGACATTCATTTGAGTATGGCCTTATGAACGAGGAAGAACTTGATAAAGAAATCAAGGAAACTTCCAAACAGATAGATGCAATTATTCCGTTTATTTCGCATCTGAAAGAAATGCTTAAAAAATTTGGAGCAAAAGATAAGGAGGACTAATCATGGGAGAAACTAAGAGCACAGATTATATTCCAGAGAACGTCAATGAAGAGTATGCACTTCTGGTTGGAAGATTAAAGGCATTTGAAGCTTGGGCGAATAGCGTGAACGATTATGATTTCACAAAGAAAATGGCATTTAGAATGCTTGGGCTTGATGCAGAAAAATCAAAGGAGGAAAAGAAAGAATGAAATGCTTTAAAGGCTTCGACAAAGATTTAAAGTGTAGAGATTTCCAGTATGAAATTGGAAAAGAATACACAGAAGAAAAAGCAGACATTTGTAATTGTGGATTCCATGCTTGCGAATTTCCGATGGATGTATTCGGTTATTATCCACCTTCAGATTCCAGATATTGTGAAGTTGAGCTTGAAGAGAATGGCCAGAAATCATCTGATGATAGCAAGAGAGTTGGAAAGAAAATTTCCGTAAAAGCAGAAATTGGAATTGCCGGAATTATAAAAGCTGGCGTTGAATATATAAAAGAGCAAGTTGATTGGGAAGATGATAAGGCAACCAATACCGGAAATAAGTCAGCGGCAACCAATACCGGAGATTATTCAGCGGCAACCAATACCGGATATCAGTCAGCGGCAACCAATACCGGAAATC